CAATGGTGTGTTAGTTCCTGCTGGATCTACAACTGTTTATGACCAAGTATTAGGTAAAAACGCTAAGAGACCATTCTTACACGTACGTTACAGAGCTTCTGAAACAGAAGATCGTCGTTACAAAACTTGGATTACTGGTTCTGCTGGTGGTGCTGCTACATCTTCTTTAGATGCTATGGAAGTACACTTCTTATCAGAAAGAGCTTTATGTACTTTAGGTGCTAACAACTTCTTCTTATTCGAAGCTAATAGCTAGTATTAAATAAATACCTAACAGGGAGATGAGATACTCTCCCTGTTATTTTTTAACAAATTAAATTATATCAAATGAACAAAGAAACTGCATTAGTAGATAGAATCTACGTATTAAAAAAAAGAAATACTCCGCTGTCATATATGTTGACATCGAAGAACACTTCAAGAAGTCCGTTGTATTACTTTGACGGAAAATCAAACAGACCACTTAGATATGCAAGAAACCAGAAGTCACCTTTCGAGGATGAGCAGGATGGTTCAGCTATTTTAGAGCCTATTGTATTTGTTGATGGTTCGCTAAGCGTTCTAAAAACAAATCCAGTGCTACAAAAATTCTTAGAGTATCACCCAGGTAATGGAATGATATTCGAGGAAGTAAATACAGAGAAGGATGCGTCTTCGCAATTTGACAAGTTAACTACAGAGTTGGATGCACAGTTAGCAGCAAGAGACCTTTCGGTTGATATGCTTGAGGCTGTTGCTAGAGTTGTATTAGGAGGAAGGATAGATAAGATGTCTACCGCTGAATTAAAGAGAGATGTGCTTGTTTATGCAAGAACATACCCTAGTAAATTTATGGAGATGTTGAACGATCCAATGCTACAACTTCAAAACACCTGTGCTAAGTTATTTGATCAGGACGTGCTGAGGCTTAAAAATAAAGGTAGAGATGTATACTTCAACCTTGAGACAAACAAGAAGAAGCTGTTAACAGTTCCTTACGGTGAGAATCACTTATTTATCTTGGCATCACACTTGAAGTCAGATGATGGAATTGAGACACTTAGACTGCTTGAGAGCCATTTAGATTAGTATTATTTTTAGTATCTTTGCAAGGATTATTAATCATAAACAAAAGATAAAAATGGAAAAATTTTTAAGTATCCCTGTAACTAACGAGCAATTTCAAATTGTATCTGCTACAGACATTAAACTTATCGAGCAAGCATCAACTACTACTGTTACCATCACTTACGGTGGAGGTAAAGTTGTTACTATGACTCACGCTACTGCTGGGGCTGGTGTTGAAACACAGAGAGACGCTATTGAAGCGGCTGTTGTTGCAGCCTTAGGTGAGGGATGGACAAAAGTAACTTATGATGTTACATTATTACCATTCGCTGTTTCTGGAATAGCTATTGCGTAATTGTTTTTGTTCTTAAGGAAAGCTAAAGGCACTCTAATCAGAGTGCTTTTTTTTATTATCTTTGTAAAAAGTTTTTAATATGATAAACTCAGTTAGAAATACAGTTCTATCTGTTATAAATAAGAATAACTACGGCTATATTACACCTGCTGATTTCAATTTATTTGCCAAGCAGGCACAGATGGAAATATATGAGGAGTACTACTCTTCCTATAACAAGACCATCAATATGGAGAATGCTCGTATGTCAGGTACTGACTACGCTGATATTGAGCAGCCAATAGCTGAAACTCTTGAGTCTTTCTTGGTTACAAATTATTTATCACATTTTGGTTCTAATAAATATTTAGTACCATCACTTAATACAACAGGAGACACTGCTTATTATATTTTAAAAATGCTTTGTCATACAAAAGAAATAACTTCAGGAAATGCTACAGTAGAAGAAAAAGCTTCAGGAAATATTACATCAGTAGTATCAAACGGCTTTCAAGATGCTACCGCAACATTTTTATCAGACGGAATAGTTGAAGGGGATGTTGTTATAAATACAACAACAGGAAATATATCAAATGTTTTATCTGTTGCTTCAAATAATACCATAATACTTACTTCAAGCATATTTTCTATTTCTGGTCAAGGTTATATGATAATTTCTGAAGAATTATTAAACATTCTTAAAGATTCTTCTGCAACATTTTTATCATATGGAATAGTTGAAGGAGATATTGTTGTAAATACAACAACAGGAGATGTGTCAAATGTTTTATCTGTTGTTTCAAATAGTATCATAATGCTTACTTCAAACATATTTCTTATTGACGGTCAAGGATATATGATAATTTCTAAAGCAGTAAAGGAGGCAGATAAAGTTAGCGTTGGAAAGATAACAATGCTTAACGCATCGAATCTGACAAGTCCAAATGATCTTTATCCGTCATACACTTTTGAGGGAGAAAGAATTAATTTATTTCCAGACACCATAAATGCTAAAGGAAAAGTTGAATGTATTTATTTTAGACACCCAAAGGATCCTAAGTGGACGTACTTTACATTTCCAAATGGTGAGCCTATGTTTGATCAGTCTCAACCAGATTATCAAGATTTTGAGTTGCCTTTAGAGGATGAGTATAAATTAGTCATGAAGATACTACAGTACGCTGGAATATCTATAAGAGAGCAAGAGGTTGCTGCTTACGCATTAGGTCAAGAACAACACGAACAACCAACATTTAGTCAACAATAATAATTATGGCATACTTAACTGGCTATCAATACTACGAGAACGCTGGAAACTCTCCAGAGAATGAGAACTGGGGAACGTACCAGTATGTATCACTAAAGGATATAGTTAACAACTTTATGTTGATGTATGTTGGAAACCACAAACTTATTAATAACGTTGATAAGTACGAGGTTATGTTTCACGCTAAGAGGGGTATTCAAGAGTTAAACTACGATGCCTTAAAGGAGATTAAGATCGTGGAGCTTAGTATATGTGACGACCTTAAGTTGGTTCTGCCACCAGACTACGTTAACTACGTAAGAATATCTTTGTATAAAGATGGTGTGTTAAGACCACTGACTGAGAACATTCAGACCAACTACAGTAACTCATACCTACAGGATAACAGTTGTAGAGTATTGTTCGATCAGGACGGTAACGTGTTAGAGGGAACGTCTATATTAGACTACGACAGAATACATAAGTTAAACAAGAGCATCTACCTAGGTGACGGTAAGTTTAACGGGCTAGAAGGATACAACCTTGACGGTAAGTGGTACTTTAACCACACTATCGGGGCAAGATTTGGTCTGAACACAGAGACTGCAAACGTAAACCCTACGTACAGAATAGATAAGAAGTCAGGCGTTATAAATTTTGGATCAGGAATGGCTGGTCAGCTTTGCATACTTGAGTATGTTACTGATGGTATGGAGGGTGGAGATGACTCTGAGGTTACTATAAATAAGATGGCTGAGGAGTTCTTGTACGCGTACATTAAGTATGTTATTCTTACAAATAAGTATGGAGTTCAGCAGTACGTAATTGAAAGAGCTAAGAAGGAGAAAACAGCCCTTCTAAGAAACGCAAAAATAAGATTGAGTAACATACACCCTGGAAGATTATTGATGAATATGAGGGGCAAAGATAAGTGGATTAAATAAGTATGGATTTAAATACTACGTTCCTTAAGGGAAGAATGAATAAGTCGCTTGACGAGAGAGTTCTTCCAGATGGAGAATATATTGACGCGTTAAATATAAGGATAGGATCTACTGAAAACAATAGCGTTGGTGCTATTGAGAATTCATTAGGTAATACTAAGATTGTATCTATTCTTTACGAAGGTCAAGAACTTTCTACTGACGCAAGATGTATTGGTGCGTATGAGGATAGCCAGCACGAGACAATATACTGGTTCGTAACAGATCCAGGAAATGTGGATATGGTTCTGTCTTACAACGAAAGAACAGGCACACTTATTTATCACGTTATATCTACAACAGTTCTTAATTTTAGTACTGAATTTTTAATCAATGGTATTGATCTTATAGATAATCTGTTATTTTGGACAGACAACTATAACCCACCTAGAAAAATAAATGTAAATATACCATACCTATACCCAACCCTTGGAATTGATAACATAACTGATGATGATATATCAGTTATAGTTCAACCTCCTATAGAGGCTCCAGAAATATCTCCTTTTATTATAAGTGGAGATGAGAACTATATGAGTGAAAGGTTTATATCGTTTTCTTATAGATATAAATATAGAGATGGAGAGTACAGTGCTTTATCTCAGTTTAGTGATATAGCGTTCGAGCCTGAAAGTTTTTTTGTTGACTATACAACATACACTAACGGATCTATGGTGAATGTGTTTAATAGTTATAATATATCGTTTAACACTGGAGGAAAAAATGTTGTAGGTATTGATGTTTGCTTTAAGCTTTCAGACTCAAGCATAGTTAATATAATCGAGAAGTTTGATAAGCTTGATAATGGATGGGAAGATAACCAAATAAAGAGCATTCAGTTCGATAATAAAAAAATATACACAGTACTTCCAAATTCAGAGCTTACAAGACTTTTTGATAACGTACCTTTAACAGCTAAGTCTCAGACCACTATGGGTAATAGGCTTATATATGGAAACTATGTAGATGGTTATGATATAGATACCGTTATAGATTATACACTTTCTGCTGAAAGTGAAGATAATTTAGAGGAAGAGATTGTGGTAAGACCTTTACCTGGACAGTATACCTTAGGTGGCTCACGTACTATCGTTGATACAATTATAGAGTTAGACTTTACAGGTGTAGATATTACAAATGGTTCGATCCTATCAATACAATTCAGCCTTTTTCACAATGACTTTGCTGGGGATCCAACTTATGAAAGCGCAGGCATACTTAATTCTTACGAAGAAACATTTAACTTTAATATAACTCAAGACTATGCAAATGCTTACGCGTTAGCTAATGATCCATTTTTTATAGAGAAAATCTATGTTCATAAACCTATAACTGAATGTGCAGAAGGGTTTTCATTAACCGATGATTTTAATTGCTCTTTAACTACTATACAGACTTCACCTCCAGAATGGGATGTTAATGGCACAGGTATAACCTCTATAGATCAAGGATTTACAATAATATCATCTCCATCTCAACCAAACATTATAAAAATACAGATACCAGCAATAAAGTTCTCAGGAACTGATGATCCAAACCCAGTGCTATACGCTTATGAGTACTTAAGTGACACTGGAACTACGGCTGTTTTATCTAAATTAAATAGCAAAAGAAGTTTACATAGTAACAGAGATTACGAGGTAGGTATTGTTTATCAAGATAAGTATTTAAGAAGCACGACAGCGCTTGTTTGTAACAACAATACAGTGTTTTTTCCAGCGTCTACTTCTGATAAAAAAAATTATATAGTAGCAACAATAAATAATTTAGCGCCATCTTGGGCTGAGAGATACAAATTTGTTGTTAAACCATCAAGATCAAAATATGAAACCTTATACACTAATTTATTCTTTCAAGATGGAAATGGTTTTAGTTGGTTTAAATTAGAAGGAGAGAATATAAGCAAGGCAAGAGTTGGTGAAAGATTGGTAGTAAAGAGAGACTCCAATGGAGCACTTGAAGTTTTAACAACGATAGATATTTTAGACGTACAAGCTCAATCAAATAATTTTATTAGCGGTCCAAACACTTCAAATATAATAAACGAGCCTAGCGGAGTATATATGAAGATTAGAGCTAGTAATTTTGAGGCTATATACGAAAAGGAATCGTTTGTTTCTATAGAAGGTACTAATAAAACACCTCGTAATTATCAAGCAGCAGGATGGAATTTAAGTTACGTTAATCCTGATTTTATACCAGCCAATCCAGTTAGCTCAACTAATCAACAATTTATACCTCACAACATACCTGCTGGAAGTCTTATAAAGTTTGATATAGGTATGAATAGAAACCACAGAGGTTCTAAATGTGGTGGTAGAACGTATAAGTTTCAAAAAACAATAGTAGCTAGTCAGGACTATGATAACTTTTATCTTTTTTGTCAGGGAGAGGGTATTGATTTTGAAAAAGGTGTGGTAACGTCAAGAGACAATACTGTTAATACTAATGAATATGATAGATCCTTATCAGTGCCTTATAAAAGAACAGGGACTGGATCACCTATTAATCCTATTGTTTATCCCTTATTCCCTGCAGAAGCTTCGGTTAATAAGTTTCAGTTTTTTAGGCAGTATTTAAATCCAGATTCCCCAACTGTACCAACAGGTGGATTGTTTTTTTTAGCTAGATCAGGTACACCTTCTTGTGATGGTCCAGACTATAAAGGATCGGACACTTTTGGAACAATAACAATACAGAAGGCTACAGGGTTATTTGTTTTTGAGACAGAATCTCTTGATGCTGACGGAGAGATATACTACGAGGGAAGTGACAGCTTTCCAATTGTGAATGGTTATCATATGAGTGGCGATGCCCCTGGAGATACAGATCAAACATCTACAGATCCTGCTATTGTTACGCTTAACTTCTTTGACTGCTTTAGTTTTGCAAATGGCGTAGAGTCTTACAAGATAAATGACTCTATAGTTGGAGCCCCTTTTTATTTAGGTGAGCGTGTAACTGCTGTGGCTCAGGAGGACTATATGTCCTCTGACAGGTATGCAACTATAACGTATAGCGGAATATATAATGCTGAGACAAATATTAATAAATTAAACGAGTTTAATCTTTCCTTAGCAAACTTTAAGGATTTAGAGAAGTCTTTTGGACCGATAAACAGACTGTACGCAAGAAGAACAGATATACTTGTACTTCAAGAGGATAAGATATCATATGTGTTAGCTGGAAAGAATTTGCTTTCTGATTCAGCTGGTGGAGGTAATATAGCGTCTATACCAGAGGTTATAGGTACTCAGATCGCAAGGATTGAGGACTACGGAATTAGTAACAATCCAGAGAGCTTTGCTGTGTTTGGTGGTGAGGTTTACTTTACAGATATTAAGCGTAACTCAGTATTAAACTTAAGAGGTGGATCAGCTCAGAGTGATGCGCTTAGTGTTGTATCTGACATGGGTATGAAGTACTGGTTCAGAGATGAGTTCAAGAACTCACAGAACTACTTTAAGATAGGTGGTTACGATCCTTATATGGACGAGTACGTACTTCATCTTACCGAGACAGCTATGCCTACAGAGCTAGACGTTTACGGGTGTGGTGTTACTATATCTAAACAGAATGTAAGCGGGACGTATGAGTTTGATGTAGAGATAGGGGACGAGATAGGAGAGGTTACCGTAAGCCTTACGTTGTTTGAAGGAGAGGTTGATATTACGGTTGAGTACGATGATGGTGTTATATGGAATGACAATTTAGATGAGCCTGATGACTATACATTTGTATTTCAAAAGACAGAGGCTCTTCCTAACGTGATTAGAATTACTATAACATCTATCAATGCGTCTTATTCTACAAGCACTTCGTGCGTAAATATAGTTGATTCTATAACCGTATATAGAGTTGTTTACAATAATCCTGGTAATGAGGATCAGACAATACATAACCAGTACAAGTGGAGTTTGGGAAGCTATAGCAGTCCTTTAAGTACTGACTTTATAATTATGGAAGAAGATGGTGTTTCGTTATATGCAAGTCAGTCTGGTGGACTATCTCAAGGTATAATACCAGCAAACGAAAGTGATATAACACTAGTTTCAGATAAGAGAGCTGGTGATACGTTTAATTTTGATCCAGCTTTTAACTCATTTAAGTATTTAATTTCTAATAACTTATATACTCCAAGTGAGTTGTTGCCTTTATTAACAAAAATTATCCCTACAACTGGAACATATCAGGCGGTTATAAGTAAGGTTGTTTTAACGGGTTTTAATTATTTGTATTTAGTATGGGATTACAGAAGTCTATTGGAGATAGAGCTATGCTACCACGAGAGCAATCCTTTATCATTATGCTGTGACGCGTGCTCTACTGGAAGCTATTATATAGACTCAGACTCGTTCGACTCCGCTACAAGTGTTTGGTTAGACGAGCTACAGACAGAGTTAGCTCCAGACGGACTATATTTACTTGACGGTACATACAGACAGCTTCTATCTGGCGTTCTTTTAGATCCTACCCCTTGTCCTGGATGCGGGTGCACTTGTTATATTTTATCTTCTATAGGCAGTACAGAATTTGACTATATAGATTGTTTCACAAATGAACCTGCATCTATTACAGTGTTTACTGAAACTCCAGTACAAATTTGTGCTAAAACAGGTAGTGTAACAGAAGGTGCAGGAGATCCTGGAACAATAGATGTGTCTGAGATAGATTGTTGCGGAATTATCGATTGTGAATGTTACACTGTGACTTATGTTGAACCATCTGGGGCTGTTACAGGTATTACAGAGTTTTCATATTTTAATTGTGAAGGTGTTCTAGTAAATTCTGAAGTAGGAGATGGAGAATCTGCACCAACCTCTCTTGATGTTTGTGCACAAGAAGGCACTATTACATTAACTGGTGGTGATGAAAGTGCTACTTGGGCCGCAACAACAGGTGTGAATTGTTGTGTATCATTTTTTCCTTCTTTTATATCTGGAACACCAGATCCTACAGATGGTTGTGATGCAACATTAGATACTCCTTGTTGGGTATCAAATATTAATACATCAACACCAGGGCAAGAAATAGCAACTTCATCAAGTGTTGTTTATCTTAATCCTAGTGGTACTGTACTATTTCCAGGAACTACTGGTGAGTATAAAATAAAAATTACAGGTAGTTCAGTATGCACGTCAAATGCAGTTGCTTCAAATGGTGATGTTACTCCTTTAGAGGGTCTATGTTTTTCATGTGAATAATAAAAAATAAACTATGAAGTACACATTAACATACAACAAGAACGTAGAGGGATGGACATCATTCTTTTCGTACCACCCAGAGATGATGCTCGGTATGAACGGAGCGTTCTATTCCTTTAAGGGAGGTGAGCTTTACAAGCACAACACCAATGTAAACAGGAACACATTCTACCAGGACTGGTGGAATAGAGTTGATAACGTAACACCTCCAGCCATTTCACCAAATGCGTTTGAACCATCTAAGGTAACGTCTGTATTTAATAAGGAGCCGCTGACTATAAAGAACTTCAAGACTATTGCCACCTATGGAAATAGCCCCTGGAGCTGCTCTGTTATAACGGATTTGTCTACTGGTGATATAGACTCAACATACTTTGTAGAGAAGGAGGGGAACTGGTTCGCGTATATCCGTAACCTATCAGGCGATGATAATCTTAGACTTCGCTCCGCTCAGGGCGTAGGATCAGTAGACACTGTAGATAATCCAGGGACTGAAGATACCGTATTAAACTTCACGTTTAATATCGGAACAATCGTAAGTATTGGTGACTTGGCATACAGAAATGATGCTGGAGTTATAGAGTTTATAGGTGATATTACAGGACTTACAAACACGTCTATAACAATAAATAACATGCCTCCTTTAGCTAACGCAGTGAATGACGGAGACTACATACTGTACATAAAGAACAGCGTGGCTGAGTCTTACGGTGCACGTGGATACTATATGCAGTACGAGCTAGAGAATGGATCGACAGATAGGGTTGAATTATTCTCAGTTAAATCAAATGTATTTAAAAGTTATCCTTAAAATTATTATCTTTGTAAAATATATAGAATTATGCCAGATTACAATTTTTCACAATACGCTAATGCTATACCAGCTGGAGTAGGTGGTACTCCTACTATTCAAAGTATGGCAGGAAATGCTCAAGGATTGCTAGGTGGTGCTGCAGCTTTAGCTGGCCCTGCGTCAGGTTTAGCAGCAGCTATGCCTTTTGTAGGCTTAGGACTTACAGCTGCTTCAACAATTATGTCTTTTGTAGATGCTAGTAAACAGAAAGCAGCTATGAGAGGAGCTCAAAGAGAGGCTGAAAGACTTGCTGAGGACGCTAGAAGAAGAAAGGAACAAAATTTATATGAAGCGGTACAGGTTCCATTACAAGCTTACGACAGACAATTTAGAGAGGGTATTGCTGCTAATACACAGGCTGTAGAGGCATTGTCTCAGGATCCACGTATTCTGATTGGAGGAATTCAGGGAGTTCAGGAGGCAACTATTGAAGGACAAGCAAAGACAAGAGAGGCTCTTGCCGACAGAATTTATACTGATGCTATGACTAAGGCTGGGGCTGGAATGGCAATAAATCAAGACCTAGCAAAATTAGACTTAGAGGAGGCTCAAGGAGCTCAGATCGCTGCTATGGCTGCAGAGAAGGCTATGATAGCTCAACAACAAGCTGGACTTCAAGGGATTGGAGGAATGATAACTCAGGGAGCTGGAATGGTTGGAACTTACGGAGGACTTGCTAATGCAGGAGATCAACTACAAACTTTATTAGGAGGTACTTCTTTTGCAAAGCCAGCCTCGCAAAACACACAAGGAATGGATCCTAAGATGATGCAAGCATTTGCACAGTTTTTAAAAACATATACAGTATAATCAATGGCTACTTACTATAAGTATCAGAATCCATCAGAGATAGGTGCAGCTCCAACGCTTGATTGGGGTACTGTAATCAGCAACGTAAACCAGAACCTACAGAATCAGGAGCAGCAGCGTTACGAGAATAGAGAGTTTGATAAGAAGCTTACTAACGATATCCTTACAAAGGCTAACGAGGTAAGTCTAACAAGCGATCCTAATCTTAATGCACTTATAACCAATATGGGTTATGACACTAAAAGAAACGTATTTGAATTACAAAAGAAGTTAGAGTCTGGTCAAATATCAAGATCTGACTTTACTATAGCCAACCAGAATACATCAGCCAGTATAGGTCAACTAAATCAGTTTACAAAGACTTACGGTGCTGACTATGACAAGTACCTAAAGGATGTTCAGGAAGGAAAGACATCTGCCTATGCAGACTTTATGCAGAAGTGGAAGGGTGGATTTCAGAATTTTAAAGATAAGAAGCTGATACACAACCCTAATGACGGAAGACTGTACGTGGCTGAGTTAGATGATAAGGGAAAAGTTAAGGAAGGTCCTCTTGGGATGGTTCCTATGTCTACACTTGTAGAGGTTAAGAACTTTGATGATAAAAAGATAGATGTCTTAGCTGAGACGAATAAGTATGCTGAGAAAATGAAGCCTTTTGTTCAATTGATCAGAGATGGTAGGATAGAGACAAGAGAGCAGTTAGAGAATTTCAAAGAATTTGATGATCTTGTAAACAACATAACAGAGGCTATCGCTAAGAATGAGAAGGGATACGCTAGTATCTTGACTGATACTGACGGAACATATAAAATTACAGGAGAGGGTGCTTCTAGTGGTAAGAATATAGGTCTTAAGAATAACGGAGCTGGTGAGATGATTCCTATCATAGACACTAATATGACAAAAAGAACTAGAGAGGTTGTTAGAGAATACCTTATCGCTCAGACTGGAATTAAGGAGACTGGAATGGAAAGATTCGCTCCTCAAAGAGCTCCTGCTGGGGATAAAGGTCCTAAACCAGAAGATATACCAACTGTAGGTAAAGTAGTGCCTATGTATGGTCAAAAAACCAATAAATTAGCAGGTCCAACGTTTAGTCTTAGTAATGTAAGAATATCTCAAGGTCCTGGAATTATGCAAGAAATAAAATCAGTTGCTTTAAGAAATGGTCAGTTAGTTATTAATGGATACAATGTTGTTGGTAAAACTACAGGTTCAGGTGTAGATTTTGAAAAAGGAACAGCTACTGAAACTAAAAGAACTAAATTTACAAGTACTCCAGTAATAAATGGTAAAAGAATTAAAACTGAAGGTTTATGGGATAGTGTTAACGGGGCTCAAATGGAGGACATTATAACTCGTATTCCAATACCAGGTAGACCAGGGGAAACTTTTCAAAGTTTAGATCAGGCTAGAGAATTTTTAATAGAAGAGCAAAAAGGAATGAGTCCTACAAGACCTGTAAAAGGCGGTAAGGCAACACAAACAAAAACGGTTATAAAGAGAAGTGATTTAGCAGCAAAAGCTGCAGCAGCTGGATATTCTGCAATTGAATACGAAAAATTATTAAAACAAAAAGGAGTTAAAATAGAATAGTATGGACGAAGTTGACGAATTCGGAATTCCAATTAAAAAGCCCGCTGTTGCCAAAAAATCTGTTGATGAGTTTGGTATACCTATAAAAAAAAAAGGATCTTCAGAATCCACTCCACAAGAAAAAGCTGGGGTATCTCCTACGAGACCTATTCAGCAAGGTACTTCATCGGATACAGAGCCACCAACAAGAGCGCAGGCTTCGGTTGCTTTAGGTGGTCCAACTAAGCTATTCGGACAGGAGCAACAACAAAGACCTACATCTATTATGTATGGAGACGGACTTAAATCAGAAGCGTTCGTTCCTCCATCTACTCCTATTGATACAGAGCAATCTATAAAGTATCTTGAAAAGAAAACAAATTTAAAGTTAGGTCAGAAGTTTAATGTAGAGGAGCAGGAGAGAAACAGAAAGGAACTTGAACGTCTTAAAGCTCTTAAAAAGAAGACCCCTATAGAAGAACCTGTTGATGATGTATTTACATATCAGTTCAATAGTGTAAGAGACTTAAATAATTATACATCAAAAGCAAAAGAAGAAGTAGATGCAGAGGTTAATAACACTGGATTTTTAAATGTTATAAAATCTGGGCTATCATCTGCATATAATACTGTTGTATCTGGCATAGGTAAACTAGCGGACTTAACTCCTCAAGATATAAGTGCAGTTCAAATAGAAAAAAATCCAATAGTTAAAGAAATTTCAGAGGTTAAATCAGACCCTAAGAATTCAAAATTAACAGAAGAAGAGGTAAACTTTAAGGCTTATCAGTTAGCTATAGAAAATAAAGCTAAGAGTCTTAGAAACTCTCAAACTGATGACTACTTAGAATCTATACCTGAGGATGTAAAAAATAATCTACAATTTAATAAGGTAGATGACCTTAAAACTATTGAAGATAATACTAAGAAGGTAGTAAAGGTTAGAGACTCTTATTTAGCATCATTAGAGAACGACTACATAAGATTATACCAATTACAACAAGCTAATCAGGATCAAAATGAAATAGATAATGTAGAGAATAGAATAAAATCTAACACTGAATATATTAAAAAGTTAGATAAGTCTATATATGGATTAGATAGAGAGCACGGAAGTGCTGAAGAAGAAGTTGAATTGTTAAAGAGAAACTACGATATGTTGTATAACATATCTGGAAGGGTTACTCAGGGAACTTTAAATGCCTTGGTAACTACTGGAGATATGATAGCTGACTTTATACTTCCTGAATCTGAAAACAATCCTGAATACATAAATAGATTAAAAAAATCTAAGGACGAGTTAGTTACAGAAACAGTAAATAATATAAGCGGATTAAGTGATACATTTAGAAAAGACATAAAGGACGTAAACAATGTAAATGATTTTATTAACTGGTCTTCAGATGTTTTTGCTGTTCAGGTTCCTAATCTTGTTGCTGCATCTACTGGAAATCCAGGATTAGCAGTTATGGGCGCTACTAGTATGGCACAAAAAAGGTTTGATATGAAGCAAGAGGTCCTTAATGGGACAGCTAAATATGATGACCTACAGATGGTTTCTATACCATTGTTATGGGGTGCTGCAGAGGTAGTGTCTGAAATACCTACCGTAGGTATATTAAAGAAGGCAGGGTTAGCTACATCTGCAATAAATGCTGATGATGTATTAAAGAGAGAATTAACGAATTCTACATTTAATAACTTTTTAAGGACTGGTAAGGATTACTCTAAGGATCAATTTAAAGAAAATGCTGGAGAGTTGTTTACTAATGTTTCACAAAACGCATTAAATAAATATTTTTTAGGAAAAAATGAAGTAGGTATTTTTGATAACTCAGAAGATATACTAAAGGATACATTCCTAATGACTTCAATGCTTCAGTCATCTCCTCATATAGCTGGCGCAGTTATAAAACCATTTGCTATACCAGAATACACTAACACACTAGATAACAACTCAAAACAAATATTAAACCTTAATAAATTAATAGGTGATAAAAATGTTTCTGAGGAGGTAAAGTCTGTGGCTAAAAATAAAATAGCTGGATTAAATGCTGAGAGCGGAGCTATAGTAAATAAGGTTGTTTCTTCTATAGAAAGTATGTCTGATGCTGGTAAGAGTAGGATTGCAAAAATAGAGAAGGAGCAGTCAGAATTAAGAGCTAAGGCTTCTGAAATAACAGATGATAAAACTATTGATGTAAATACAAAGAAAGATTTATTAAACAGTTTAAAGTCTCAATTCAAGTTAGTTGAGGATGAGCGAGTAAACATACTTAGTAGTAAAACTACAGCTGAAGAGATGAGTGTGAACGCTCCTGCCGAGGTTAAGGTAGAGGAGATTAAGCCTGTTGAAGTTAAAGGCATATCTCCAGAAACATCTTCAAATGTGGCTAACCTTACTCAAGACAATGAAGGTAATTATGTGTTTTATCATACATCACCTACTACACTAGAAACTATTGAGCCTAATAAGTACGGTACAAATCCTAGAAACGTAACATCAGCTGAAGAAAAAACTGCTATTGGTAGAGTGAATGGAGTATCTATGTATTATCCAGCTGAAAATATAGCTGAGAGTATAGTGTCTGGAAATACTCATATGGTTAAAATTCCAGAATCTGAAGTTTATGATTTTAATGCAGATCCATTAAATCTTATTGAAGAGGCTAGATCTAAGTTTGAGAAAGAGTTTCCAGGACAGGCGTTTACGCCTAATGACCAGTTTGCTCAAGTTACAAAAATTGCAGGTGATAAGGGTTTTAAGATGGTTGTAGGTGAATGGAAGGATACAACAAGAGCGCAAACTACAGAGCCGTTAAAACCAATTGATGTTAAGGAGATGGAAGGTAATAAAATTATTAAACCTTTCAAAGAAGATTTTGTAAGTAATAAAGATAAAGGGTTTAAGTCTATTATACCTGAATCTAAAGATGTTAAATTAAAAGAGGTTTACGATAATATAAATAAAGAGAGAAATACTCAGAATAATTATGACAAACTTTACAGTCTTAGAGAAGATTTTCCTAAGTTATCTCAGGACGAGATAACAACAATGATTGAGGAATCTGATATATCTCAAGAATTAAAAGATGCTTATGCTGAGGCAGTTGCATATGAGCCCGAACAAAGAAGAACTGAAGCTCCAACATCTAAAATAATTCCTTCTGAAACTAAACCTACGGAGCCAACTAAAAAAAATACAGAGAAAGCAAAAGAGTTAGCTGATAAAGTAAGAAGTTTAGATTTACCTGATTGGCTTAAGGCTAATATTGAGGGTGGTAAAAAACAAGGTGTTGATGCTGATACTATGAAAGAAGCATTAGCCAAGGCTATCGAAAAGACAGGTGAGTTAATGGATAAAGGCATTGAGTTTGCTGAAGCTGTTAAGGAAGCTATTAATGATATGGTTAATTTATTAGGTGAAGATAAAAGAGCCTCAATAGAAAAAGATTTTGCTAATTATTATCAGTCTACTCAGAAGCCATTAGAAATGGAAGCAAAAGGATTAGATGTAATATCTAAAGGCATTGCCAATATGGATGACTTCTTTAATGAAATGTCTAAAGATAATGATTTCAATTCTTTAACTGAAGAACAAAAGAAAGACCTATACTATAATTCTGTTAGTAAGTACTCAACATCTCAGGCTATTGATCAAGCAGCACAGGCTCCTAAGTTAATAGACCTAAAAGATCAAAACTGGCTTAAGAAATTTATACAGGCTTTTCAAAATAAGATGATAAGAGTCAAAGATGTTCAAGAGCAAATGGAAGGCGCTTTAGGTATAAAGATACTTAAGGAAGCTAATGTTGCCTTGAAGTTTGAGTTGTTAGTTGGAAAGACTATAAACATTATAGAGGATAAACAAAAAGAAATTTTTGATAAAAGTAATAAAGAGTCTTGGGCTAATAGAGCTAAAAAAGACGGTGTAGATATTGACCAGTTAGGTACTTATATGTATGCATTGCACGCTGAAGAAAGAAATTTAGCTAACGCCACTGAAAGAGAAGAAAACTTTAAAAAAGAAGTAGACGCTTTAAATGAAAAGATAAAGAATGCTGAAACTCAATCATTAAAAACGAGATACGAGAATGAGTTAAAGAAATTAATATCTGGACAAGGAAAGGTTAAATTGCTTAAAGAAGCTGGTAGTGGTATGACAAACGAACAGGCTCAAGAAATTATAGATAATGTAGAGAAGTCTGGTAAAAAAGAATTATTTGATAAGTACGCAAAAGAGTTTAGAGATAATGTAATTAAACCTTCTCTTGACGATAAATTAAAGTATGGTCTTATAGATCAAGAGTTATACGATAAATTACAGACTCAATATAAGAACTATGTTCCTCTTCAAGTAGTTGAAAAGGCTATGACAAAAAGAGCTGGAGGAGCAGGAGCAGGAGCAAGTGTTAAAGGTAGAGATATATTTAAGGCTAAGGGTAGTGATTTATATAAATATACAGACAGATATAATCCTATATTTTCTTCTATGTTTGAGTATCAAAATACAGTAGCAAGAGGAGAAAGAAACCAAGCGGCACAAGCGTTAATAAATCTTGCCGAACTTGATAAAAATAACGAAGTATTTGAGGTGCATAAACCTAAATATACAGCTATTTTAGATTCTAATGGCGATATAAAATATATGTTACCAACCACATCACAAAAACTAATTAATGATTCTGTAGAGTTAAAGGTAGATGGTAAGCCAGTTTATGTAGAAATTAAAGATAAGGCTATGAGAGACGCTCTTCAAAGTCAAGGTATTCAAAGAGGTATAAGAGGTCTTTATATAGTAAATAGTTGGATAAGATCCACTGCTACTTTAATGAACCCTAACTTTTTGATTACTAACTTCTTAAGAGATTACCAGTCAGCACTTATAAATATACAGTCAGAGATAAAAGACTTGGATATAAAAAATGTTACAGGACAAATAGCTAATCCTAAAAATTTAAAGTCTGCAGGTCAAGGTATTATACAAGACTCAAAAGGCAAATATGATTCTGAGTGGGCTAAATTAGCTAAAGAATATAGAGATAGTGGTGGTAAGGTTTCTTGGTTTCAAAAAGAAACACTTGAGGAGTATGTTGATAGCTTGAGAAAAGATATTAATAAAATAAACAAGGGAGAGAAGATGTATACTGCAGCTTTAAATAAGTTAGGTAACACGCTTATGCTTGCTCAGTCTGTAGTAGAACAGTCAGTAAGGCTTAGTACATTTAAGGCGTTAAAAGATGCAGGAGTATCTACTGAAGAAGCAGCAAGAGCCGCTAAGAATATAACAGTAAACTTTGAGAATAAAGGTACGTGGGGAGGATTAATGGATAGTCTGTATTTATTTGCTACCGCTGGACTTAGTGGTACGGTAAGAATGGCGACATCATTATCTAAATCTAAAACAGCTAGAACTATAGCTGGAGGTATGTTTGCTTATGGTATTTTAGAGGCAGCGCTTAACTCTCATTTAGGAGGAGATGATGACGACGATGAAAAGATAGATGATGGTATAAAAGAAAGAAATTTTGTATTAGTAAATCCAAAAGATTCTAAACAAGAACCATTACTACTTCCAATGGCTTATGGATTAAATGTATTTAAGTATGCAGGTAATTTAACATATGATGTAGCTACTGGAAGAAAAGATGCTACTGAGGCAACATCAAAAATGTTTATGACTATATACAATCAGATATCTCCATTGCAAGGGCCTACGTTGTCACAGGCAGTAGCTCCGACAGCATTTGATCCTTTTGTTCAGCAATCTGAGAATAAAAATTTCTTTGGGGCTCCAATTAAACCTGAACAACCTAAATTTGGAGCTAAGAAAAAAGAAAGTGACTTGTATTTTGAATCAGTTAGGCCAGGATCTTTATGGACTGCTAAAAAATTAAACGAGTGGACTGGCGGAAGTGCTATGGAGAAAGGATATATAGATATTAGTCCAGAGATATTAGATCACTATTACGATGCGCTTGGAGGAGGAACTGGTAAGTTTATATCTGACGTAGGATACACTGGTAAGATAGCTGCTAAAGAAGTTGTAGAATCTGTACACGGGAAAGAAATGAAAGATAAGGATGAGTTTTCTTTGAGAAGATTACCTTTTGTAAAGGCGTTCTTTGGAAGTAAACCAGAAAAAAAACAATTACAATATGTATATGAGACTTTTGAAAGAAGTTCTATAGACCAATTAACTAAAGAAGAGATTACTAAATTCACAAAACAATTAAAGGAAGCTGTGAAATCTCAAGCATTAGATACACAAGACGCTAGGCAAATGTATAAAAATGTTATGGAAGGTCAATATAAAATAAAAAAATATAAAGGAGTTCAAGAAGTCAAACCAGGTGATATGACTAAGAAAGAATACATTAAATTTATAAAGGGAGCTAATTAGCTCCCTTAAATTTCTCTTCAACAATCTTTCTATAAACATTGTTTACCCTTTCTGAATTTCCGCCCCTAAGGTGAAGGTAGTTCATCACTATCTTTATCCTCTGCATTGGCGTTATTGTTTGTGACTTTCTACCCATTGTGTTCCTGTTTTAGTTTCTCTAAATATAGTACAAAATCCATTGCTTCCTGTTGGGCGTGATTCAGCCAATCTAAGAAGCTTAAATCCTTTCTATCTAAGTTGGTTCCATACTTAGCAAATCCTACGTTAGAACGCTCTATAAAGCTTTCTATGACGTTGTTTACTATAGAGTCTCCAGTTAGCTTAGGAAACTCTAATACTTGTGGCTCGTTCACCACTATATCTATAATGTGTTCGTCTAAATATGTCATAATTAAATTTGTTTATTGTATTGTTTCGTAATGTGTTTTCCAAAAGGTAATTTTCAATTCTAAATTAGTGCAAGGATAAACAGTATTTTGCTTTTGTAAATTTATTTTACCACATAATGGTTGTAAGTTAGACCAGTGATTTAATAAATATATCTCTTCTTCTGTTTTTGCATATGATACAGGTATTATATGATCTATGTGCCAAGCACAATTATAATTTAAATTTTTACAATATCCTTGATTATCCCAACTCATCCAATTTATAAATTGTTTCTGTAGGTTTTCAAGAAGATATTCAAACTTACACCCTATAATATCTTCACTTCTTTTATTTTTTTTAGGAAACTTACCATCGCAAGCTCTAGTGAAAGCGTCTTTTAATAGACATCTTGTTACTCCCTTTATTCTAAATAAATTATCTTTTTTTCTTCTATTTCTTTCATATTCATTTATTTTATCTTTGTTTTTTTGTTTATAGTTTAATCTATATATTTGTATAGATTCTTTATTATTATTGCTATACTTTTTAGATCTTAATCGTTCTTTTTCTAAATTTGAATCTCTATATTTTTTACCGTTTGCAGCCATTTTTTTAGGGTTGTTTTTTGCCCAAATTCCAGCTTTATAAACACTACATTTTTTACAAACTGAATGAACTCCATAAGACAATTTTGAATTTAAATAAAAATTATCTAAAGTTTTTTCAGTTTTGCAAGTGCTACATTTTTTAGTTTGATTCATAATTAAAATAAAAATACCCGAACTAATCAGAGGATGAAGCTCTTCATAATTCGGGATTTAAAATATTTTATAATAAGTTAAAGTCTTCATCTCAATAACTTAATATTTATTATATCAAGAATTATGCCAAATTAAAACCAATATGGTATTGATACTTTTATATTACTATCTTTTTGAATATTAAAAAAGTTAAATCCTGATTTACTGTTTTTAAAATTTGTTTTAACCCAATTAGACGGGGGTGAAAACGCAGGGTAGTTATAGTAACTAAAATCATTACTTGTTGTGTCATCATAAATTGCTTGATGACTATCTCCTTTAGAGAACTCTATAAAGTTTCCGTTGTATAACTTATGTTCTTTACAATACTGATCAATCTTTTCAGCTTGTATAGCATCTAATTTTGGTTTAAACCCAAATTTATTCTCTCCAATATCTTTACCGTGAGATATTACAAATGTATGATTGTTAATAGAATAGTGATGCATAAATCTTTTAAAAGAATTAACCTTAACTAATCCAGGATATCTTTGTTCTAAAATTCCTTTAACAGCAGATGAAACAAAATAAGAGAATACTCCACTGTGATTATCATTAGTAACATTATTACATATTATTTTATCATACTCTAAAACTAAAGCATCAACTAAAGTAAGTTTAAAACGCAAGGCTAAATCAAAAGCTTCTTTATCATTCATATTTTGAGGCAGCTCGTGTCCTTTTCTAGTTGTTTGACCTCCTAGTCCATCCATAAAATCACCTAAATCATCAATGATAAGTATGTCAGAAGATTTAAATCTTTTAACGTGATCTATCATACGTTCTAATCTACTTAATATTTCTTCTTCATCCCACTTTCCATCATATAAAGGATCTCCATCTTTACCTTGAACATTCATAGCTATATGAACATCGGTATAAACAAGTCTATCAAAATATTCTGAAATTATTCTTTTCTGAGTTTTTACTTCGATTGGCTTTATATATTTTTGAATAATATCTTCTAAATGATTATCTACTTCTATAACTGCTTCTTCTTCATCTGTAAAGAATGCTATATTATATACCATATGCGAAGCATTATGACTAACTAACTTAGAACTCTTAACTGATTTTTTATCTAAACCATATACATCACAATATTCTTCAATAGAATAAAATCTATTATCTTTATATGACCAAGCTGATGGCATATTAGATAATTCTGATGTGTATTGATTGGTATTAGTGTCGGTGTAGGTGATGTTCTCTGTAGTCTCGTTCACCTTGTTTATGTGGTTTGAGAAGTGTCTCCTAATAGAGTCTTCGTAGGGGTATCCATACTCCTTGCACGCCTCCTTTGAGGCAGCAGTTATAGATAACCCCTCGGACACAAGAGAGAGAACCCTCTCCTGCATCTCAAATGGATAGTTGTGTTTCATTATATTTCTTCTTTAAATGTCTGCTGTATTTCCTTAAGCAGAGCTGTTAGTAGGTAGATACTTCTGTTCAATTCATCTCTATCTCCATCCATAAGGCTCTCATAGATGTTGTCGGTGTACAAATTTATTGACTTCATAACCGAATTAACGTGGGCTGTATTACTCATTTTGTGTGTTTTTTATTGCAATTTATGTCATAAATTAATTTATGACGTAAAAAGTTATCAACAGTTCATCTTGATTATTGATTCAAGTCTCTCGTAAACTAGGAACGCCTTGTTCTCTGGAACCTTGTCAAGTAAAGCGTATAGTTCACTTGACAGCTTAGCCTCTAGCTTTTCAATTTTTGTTGATAGTATGATATTCTCGTACCATATCTTTCTAGTATCCTCAACGCTTCCTATCTCCATATCCCTTGAGAATACGCTTAAGATGTTAAGGTACTTTGATTTTAACCTATCGTCGTACTTACTCCAGGTATCAAAGTTCTTGATGTAGTGATAGATAGTCGCGTGGTTCTTACCAAGCAACCTACCGATCTTTGTATACCCAAGGTGGTTGTGCGAGTAAAGGATCTTTGAAAATATCGCCCTCGCCTCAACACAGTCCCTCTCCCTGCTACTACTAAAAATGTCTACACCATACTCACTAGATATGATGTTTAATAAATTCTCTACTCTATTCTCCATTGTATAGTTCTGTTTTAAATCCGTAACTCTCTAATTCTTTCATTCTGTATTTCTGTATCTCAGACAGCTTGCCCTTAGGTGTCTTAATCTCCGAGAATAGTATCTCGTTTTCCTTTAAAGCTATGATGTCAGGTATGCCGTTCTTGTTTGTCTTCTGGAGCTTCAAGACGTAGTATCCCTCTGCCTCGAGCTGTTTAATTCTCTTGGATTGTATTTGTTGCTCAGTCATACGCCTTTATAAAGTTATTGTTCTTATCGTAAATCCTTGTCAGTCCAAACTTCCTGTCGATGTGCTCTAGTATGCTATCAAGATTAACTGAGTTAAACACCATACCAAACGTGTTGATGTCTATACTATCACCGCTGTTCTGTCTGTAATAGTCGTAGAACCACTGAAGGTCATACTTACCACTGTTTCTCATTTTTATATACTTTTCTTTCATAGGTTATTATATATTTGTTTTACTTTCCCTGAAATTGGTATCGCGTCTCCGCCTTCATCTATCCTTACAAACTTCATATTTGTATCTAGTATTGTGTTTTGTTGTCCAGAATAAACACTGTGTGAGCGAGCTTCCATATAAATTGTTATGGACGTGTTCCCTATCTTAGAGACTCTACCATAAATCTTAATCAATTGCCCCTCCTTTGCAGGTTTTTTAAATGAACACTGATCAATCATCACGGTGACCATTCTTGGAGTATCACAGACCTGCATCGCAAAGGCAGCGGCTGAGGCATCCATCCAGGCTAGTAACTTTCCTCCAAATAAGTTACCGTGAAAACCTAGATCTGATTTCTTAATAGGATGAGTTGAAATCAACTCCATAACTTCTTCTTGCTGTGTCATAGGTAATCCTTTTTAAAGTGGTTGGTTGTGTATGATTTCTTTTTAATGACCGACTTATAGATCTTCTCCTCGATACCTCCGTCGGAGAATATCCAGTAGACTTTATTGTTTAACCTATCTTTTGTAAGCATTCGATCCCTAGCCTGCCAATAGCTTGTGGCTGAGAAGTCTATGTTGTAGAACACTAAAAAATCAGCATTCTTAAGTGAGATCCCCTCACGTCCAGATACAATCTGAAGTGCTATAGACTTATTGGTATCATTAAACTCATCAAGATCTGTAGTCAACCTGTCGCCAAAGATAGTCTTTAATGCGTTAAGTTCCTCCACAAACTTGTAGAATATCCCAATTTTTTTATTCTTGAAGTAAGAGTGTATAAACTCAGCCTTGCTTAGATCTATAACCATAGAATCACCGCTCTCGAACTTAATGGTGCCTGAGTACATCTGGTGTAGCTTCTGCTGTAACTTTACCGACGTGTCTGCTAGTATTACCTGGTTCTTACCCTCTATCACAAGATCCTTACGTAGTCTGTCGCACATTTCATACGTAGAGTTCTTCATCTTCACCTTTAGAACCTCCTCCTCAATTTCAGACGTAAAGCCAGCCTGCTCCTGCGTAAAAGTTATGATGTACAGCTTTATCACACTCATAATCTTGTTGATGTCAGCGTCGGTGTAGTCTTTAACCTGAGCGTAACCTAGGTGTTTCATCTTGATATTCACGTAGTTAGCAGCCCACTTGTAGAAGTTTATCTCCTTGAATGGTGAGAATAGACTGCACCAGAACTGGTGATAGAACTGAGAATAGTTCTCAGGACTAGGCGTGCCTGATAGGAATATAGCAGGAAGGTGACCGAACATCTTCTTGAAGGTCTTAGCTCCAAGGCTTGGCTTTGGAAATGATCCGAAGCGGTGGTGCTCGTCGTGGACAACTAAGTCAAACTTACCATCGATCTTGTGCATAGACTCGTCATTGTGCACAAACAATTCGAAGTGCTTGTCGTAGCCAAAGTTAATGTAGTCAGACTCGATAGATGATATAGCCTTCTTTTTGGTAAGGAATAACATTTTCTTAGCTCCAAACAACTTTGCTGTCTCAAGGGATATCAAAGTTTTACCTACACGAACTTCTAGTGCGTAGTAAACTATTCCTTTTGACTTAAGTACGTTAACACCTTTGTTGGCTATATCTACTTGATACTCACGTAATTTCATAACCATTTCTTTTTTAAGATTAAATTATAATAATCTATTGTTTCTTTTGTACCATCACTGTTATGACTTGTCCAAGTTTGTGGTGCTTCTTTCCTACACTGAGCTATTCTTTCTGCTGTAGTGCCTTTAGTTTCTCTTGTATAATACAACCAACTTTCCCAGTAATGGTCTAAATGTGGTGCAACAAATGTTACAGCTATCTGCCATTTAAAGAATACAAAAGAAATCATAGGACTCCATTCAAATCTGTAGTCATCATATTTAGTCTTCCAACCCAGTCTAACAAAATCAAATCCTATCTTTTTAGGAACAGCGTAGGAATAACTTTTCTTTTCCTCGTATATTTCATCATAAGATTTTATAGTTCTTGCGTGATTAGGATTGAGTTCATTATATCTTTTTTCTCTCTCTATATGCTTTAAAACAGAATCATTAATTAACTTAGGCGTACCCTTTACCCATTTGCGTGGATAAAAATATGGTGTACCTAATGCAATCTTACCGCAATAAAACTTAAGTTTTAAAGGTTTAAATGGAGAGTTATATACTCTCAAAAAATAAAAGTCGTTTATAAAATACTTTAGTCTCATAAGTTTAATCGTTTAAGTTACATTTATTCGTACAATATAGTATACATTTTATACACTTTTCAGTGTTTTTGTATAATATAATATACAATCTTACTCGTTTAGGTTACTCCTGTTCTGGTGCACCTCCTTCTCCATCTGTTCGTAGAATATAGTCACCTTACGTGTCTCGCATCCCATCTTATGTTTCTTACCTGCAAGACCGCAGTAGTCACACTTCTCTGTGATGATCTTGTATCCAGTATCAATACGCTTGAAGTCCTTGACTATATAGTCCTTGAACCCAAAGCTGTCCAATGGCATACCTCTAGTGATGTAAGGACCACCACTCGGATCCACCATCTCAATCTCATTAACCAGTGAGCCAACCATCCTGACGTACTTGTCGTATATGTACTGATGAGTCTCGTCATCATACTCGTGAACGGCTTCCTTAAACTGTTTAAGTGGCATCAAGGACTGAACGTGCTCGTTATCCTTTAGATAAGCCTCGTAAGCCATTGTGTAGTCATTCGGCATACCGAACCTGCAGTACTCAAAGTTACCCTCCCATAAAATGTCCTGGTGGTCATCCTCTCTAAATGTGAACACATCACCGTACCTGTTTTTATATTCTCTCATAGCTTATTTAAATTTATTATTATTATTAACTCACATATTAACCCACCAACAACAGTCCAGATAAAATCAAAAATATCCGCGTTGTTTTTTTCTGAATAGTGATCAAAAACTTCCTTTAGGGCACCTATAATTATAACTGGAATCATAGCATAGAACCTATCTAAAAAAATATAGGAAAGCATATATATAGCTATTCCATAAATTAAATGATTCGCCTTGTCTTCTACTAATAACGGCAGTGTCATCTGACGGATGTTCTTTAAATTAGTCATCTGTCTTAAAATATTCGTTAATAGTGTCTATATGAAACCCGTAATTCATAAGCATTCCCTTGAAAGAATTTACAATCTGCTCCATAGACACATCCATATTAGTAAACTCGGTAGAGTATATCTCGAATTTATCTTCAATTATTATTTTCATAGCCTCTCTTTTTTAGTTACTACCTCGTAAGTTATTTTTCTGTTCACTAACTTTAGTAACACAAGCAACATCTCTGCTGTGTGGTAGTCTAGGTAGACTAATGAACCATCATCTGTTCGCACGTCTAATCCGTCTCCGTCATCAAATATCTCCAACCCTACATCACCTGGACGTGTCCACTCATCATTATCCGAGAAGTGCAACTCGTGTCTTGTGTTATCTAACTTGTAATCGTACTCGTGTTTGTTATCTATTATTATCTGTTCCATATCTTAAAAATTTATATACCTTTGGCAATACATCCATCGCCATCTCTATTTTTTTATAATACACCTTACCTAAATTTTCTTTGGAGTAGTACTCCAATCCTGTCTCCCTGTCGTAGTGGTAGTCCTTACCACACGCGGTTATGCCTCCCTTCCTGACGGCTATGTACGCCCCACCTCCGTAGGGCTTGACGTACACCTGCCAGTCATTCTGTATCGCCCACCTGAAGTCATCTGGATCTATCAAAACTTAAACTCTTCAGTGTTATGCGTGTCTCCATCCTTAGTGATGAACTTAATCCACCTGCCGTTGGCATCCCTACCCTCAAGTGGAGTAACGCCAGTCACATACAGTCCGTAAGATACTAACCACTTGTAAAACAGAGTCCTACTGATGGTCATCTTAGCCTTTGGTGCAAAGTCTGGGTTGTCCATAATGAAGTCCAGGTAAAGGTCTTGTTTATATAACAGCTCATCCAATCGCATCTTGTCGTTGTGAGAGTTACCGTCTATCATACCACACCAGTCGATGAACTCGTGACAGGTCTCTGCCGACAACTTACGAACCTTAAGGTTTACAAATGTACTCTTTATTAGTCCAGTATCTAGATATGACTTCAAATTATTTATCATATAGTTGTCGAACTTGCACCACTCCTCCTCGTCCCAGTCGTTGAACAGCATACGTCCAAACTCAACGAATGGTGTGAACTCCTTGCTGTAGAACTGCCTGAACTCTAGCTCCCACTTCCGCCTCTCGAACGAGTTCCCCTTGCCCTTGATGGCGTAGTTAGTGGTGATCATAATCTTAGGTGAGCGGTTGAAAGGCAGCTTGATCGCGTCCTTGTTCTTCTTCTCAACCGTAAGCCCCTCAGTAACAACGCTGAACAGACGCTCGAAGTCGAAGTGCTTCTTAACGTCATCAAAACACAGCACCTGTGTACCTACGTTGACTGTCTGATAGGCGAACGACTTGTCAAAGTTAAACGACTTACCATCTATGGTGACCGTCTTCTTGATCTTAGACAACGCGTTGACAAACAGCCCCTTACCCGTACCACCCTCAGGATTATCAGATATAACCTCATCGTTCAGGATGATCGCTGGGCAGTATGACGGGTTCTTGTAGCCGTGCATCAGGAACCCTATCGTGCTCTCCATCGAGCTAACCCTCTGGGAGTCATCACCCGCTATGTTGGAGACGAAGGTCTTGAAGTCGCACTCGGTGACCTCACATATCGCGAAGTCTCTGTCTATCACCTGGTCCATCCATATGTAACCCTCAAGGTCTATGTAGTCTATTATGTCCACCTTATCCTTGGTCACCTTGACCGCGCAGTTGTTGTAGTACAGGTGAGCCGTGTCTGCCGTGTCCTCCACGAAGTATACGTCCACCGAACCAAGCAGTGACAGGAAGTCCTCCTTAAAGAACCTAGTCTTGTCCGCGAAGTAGTTGTACACCGACAGGTCGTCCATATTCTCAAGGTACGCAAGAACGAAGTCCTTGATCTCATCCTCCGACGTGTTGTCTATCAGGTTGTTTGTGACCTTTACAAAGACAAACGTCTTGGTGTTCTCAGGGTAGAACTTATAGAACCCGTTATCCTCCAAGAACTCCTTGAATAGGAAGTGAATAATGCTCACAGCACCCTTGTCATTCTTGGTCCAGAAACGCTTTGTGTCGCTATCAATCTTATCCAAGACCGCGTCGATGACACCCTCCTCAATGTCAGTCATCTCAGACTTAATCTGCTTGGCTGTCGCCCCGTCCTTCACCTTCTTCTTAAGCTGAGACACACGTGCCGTGTCCTCGTAGTACTTCGTGCCAAACTTATTGGTGTGGCTGTAGGCTGAGTTTATGGTCATCTTAATCTCAGACATAGGGAAGTCGGTCTGCTCGAACTGACCTATTATGTACTCAGCCAGCGACTTGTTTATCCCGTAGTCGTTGAAGGCTGCAGCCAGTATGTACACGTTGTGGTTACGCTCACCGTCCACCATACCGTACTTAGATGTCCACCACTTTATGAGTATGTCGACGATCTTGTTCTCGTTGGTAATCGGAATAGTTGGTGCGCTCGATGCCTTCTGGATCTCAACGAACTCGTCCTCGTGCATCTGCTCCCAGACCTTAGACTCCTTGTTGATGTATACCTCCTCGTCGTACGACTCGTAGCACACCCTCGATATGTTCTTGGACGTGGTGTCGAAGTATTGTGAGTTGAAGTGCCTCTCAAGCGCGTTGAAGTACCTCACGTGGTTGTCTATGTCCTGTGGTATCTTAACAAGAACCTTCAGTCCATCCCCAGACGGAGACACGAAGACAGACATAACATACTCGTCTGACGCAATAGAGCGCTTCTCAGCCATCATCTCCTTCTTACTGGCATATCCATCAAAGTCTAGACAGATCAGTCCGCTGTGCTCAGTTATTGAGTTATCGGCACGCTTGGTGAATATACCCGAGAAGCATATCGCTGGGAGTGACTTCTTCAACTCGTTACGGGTTGACTTGTCCTGCTCCTGCTGTATGCTCTCGATAAGCTCCCTGCTTGAGCCTGTTCTTATCCTCTCAAGCACCACGTCTATGTGTCTATAGAACGGTGTTGAGGTGCTTCGGATGTCCTTAAATATTGTTATTTTCATTTTGAATAAGTTGTTGTTTGTATCTTAATATAACCCCAAGAATTTCAAGGGTAACCGTGTCGGGTATGTCCATACTAAATCCGTTGTCCTCCTCAGGCTTCACCTCACTAGACATAAAGAACGATCCTGTTGTAGTTTGAGTAGTCCAGGTCTGCGTCTGCATACTATTAAGGAGGTCGTCCTCAAAGTCTAGTGACAGCCAGGAGACGGTGTTCTTGTCAAGCACCTTCTCGGCTGTAGCCTGTATGATCCGTATGTCGTTCTCTATCGCTCGAATCCTATCGTAAGCCTCCGATATTGCCTTCATTTTATTTTTGTTCATAGTTTCTCTATTTCTTGTTTATAGATTTCTAGTAGTTCATTCATTTTATATTTACTGACATTGCCGTCAATAGTATACGTCTCTCCAATTTCTGTGCTATCAAAGAAGTCTATTCTTTTTTTAACACACCACGATGCAAATCTAATAGCAAAGTTATTTACATTTTCCTGTGTAGTAACTAACTCTCCAGGAAATGAAACTCTAAATTTTAAATCCTTTAATGCTCCATCTAAAAAGTCCTGTGCTCTCATAACTTATTTTCTTTTTTATAAATTTCTAATAGTTTTTCTGTGGTATTATAATCAAATTTTTCCCAATCATCTGATTTAGATAAATTTAAAAACCACTCTGCAAATCCAATAGCAAATTCATCTGCTATTAGTTCGCATTCTTTTGCAAATACTTTAGCTTCTTTTGTAGTGTCTATTGAAGATTTTGTTTCAAACTTTTCTTTTAGTGTCATAATAATAAAGGTTTAAAAAGCCCCTAGTGAAAGGGGCTTGGTTAATTTAGAATGGTAGCGTACCATCATTCACTGGCTCTGGCTGTTGAGCAGGAGCCTGCTGTTGTGCCTTAGGCTCGAACGTGTCCAACTCGATGTAGTACTTACCACCTTGAGAGTTCTTAACCTGTAGGTTAACCCATCCGTTCTTAGTGTGTTGCTTCAAGAAGGCTACAGCCTCCTCAACCTTAACACTGATGTTTCCCACCACGAAGTCTGGTGCCTTTTCGTTTCTCTTGAATACGAAACCATCTGCAAAAATTTTTTCCATTGTAATTAAATTTAAATATTAATAGTAGTCAAGAAAGGATTCGAACCTTCATCCAGTGACAAATTAAGAGATGCTATCTCAGTCACTATGTTATCCCTAGGTGGTATTCATTCCCACTTACACCACTTGACTTTTGCTTGTCTTTCCAAGCTGTCATACTGACGCCACCTAGCGCTACTAATCTCGACATACGAGGAGGTTTCGAGCCTCATTTAGATACCAATTCTCAGTAACCGAGCAGAATTGAACTGCATTAGTGGAGGTGGTGGGAGTCGAACCCACGTCCAAACTACGTTCATTAATACAATTTATACAGCTTTTGTCCCTATACTTATTTAAAGAGTCTACAGGCGCACTCTAGGGCCGACAATTAAGTCAGCGAAACCACCACTCTGTTTAATCTAACAGAGAAATCCTTTGAATGTTTAGGCTGCTACACCAACTTCTTCTCTCAATAAAGAGAATACTTTGTTCATGTTAGCTTCAATTTGTGCGTTGTCTCCTAGAGATACTACACGAGTGTTTGTATTGCCATTTAAAAAATTCACCTTAGTTTACAGTTGTCTCTCTGGCTGATTGTATTAATTATTGGTAACCTGTCAAAACCAGTCACCCCCCAATTTGCAGGATATCGCTTAACCTGCTATGACTTACGTGCATCACTTAACTTGTTTTACCAAGACGATTTTTTTGGTGTAGTGGCAGGATTCGAACCTGCACGGCAAGTTGTTTTACGTCGTCTGTCAGCTTACCTTACTACGCTTAGCGTTTACCATTCCGCCACACTACACTTTTATTTTAAAATTTATTCCTCTTTATCAGATCAAACATCCTAGTAAACACGTCGTTTATAAACCTCGTGAATAACTTCTCCCTAAGTGCGTCTGCGTCCGCGTTCTTCTTTATGTACTCCTTGAATACGAAGCAGTTCTCCTCAGAGATGCCGAACTCTATGTTCATATACTCCTCCTTCTGCACAAATGTAAAATAAAATTTCTTATTATTTGCAGAGGTCTCGTTAAACTTATCAACCAACTCCTTAACTATCTGCTCAGAACTCATAATGTATCCTGTATAAAGTAGTTGTTAATATCCTCAGTCGCGTCCTTGCTAAAGAACTTCTTGTACACCTCGATGGCTCTCATCACCTTGTCACGACCACCTAATATAAAGTCTTCACTAGGCTCGTATACAGCTAATTCTTTAGTCGCGCTGTCTATAACATAAAACACTAATGGCTTTCCAAATAGTTGACTGTATATATAACATTGACTATCGTAGTTATATTTCTTAGCTGAGTAACGAAAATCTCTAACGCTTGATGTTGTTTTTATATCTATAAGAATATCTTCACTCACTATATCTGCCTTACCTTTAAAAGGCAATCCAAAAATTTCTCCGACTGCTGGTTCTTCAAATATATTACCCTCTCTGTATATATTTTCATAAAAATAAAAATTAGATTTTATTGTTTTTATCATTTCCTCTAAATCTTCTACCTCATTTTTTAACAACAAAATTTCTGATGATGAGTGTGATACAGCGTCCTTGTATATATTTGTTGACCTTGTTGATGCCTCAACAATTTCAAAGCTATCTAACTTGTGTGGCTCTAATATAGCTGTATGAAAATAACTTCCTCTAAGCATTGGAACTGTAGGAGGTTGTTTAACTCCAAATAGTTTTGGGTTTGACAGCAGAACTCCTACTGAACTGTTAGACAGGTATTTAGAACCGTAGTCGCCATAGTAGTCAGCGTCATTTCTTAGTTGTTCTATTACTTTGCTCATATTATTTCATTAAATCACCGAGCGCCTTCTTAACTGCGGTGCTCAAATTATACTTTACACTAAGGTTCTTAACTATAGTAGCTAAGTCAAGCTTTGTTTTATTGGCTGTAATGTAGTTAACAACACCTGCCCAGTTCGTATCATTCACAGCCAGATCGATCTTTGTGGATGTAGTTTTGGCTGTCTTTACTGAGTCAATTAGATCTTCTCCACTCCAAAGTTTCAATCCTAATCCATGATACGCCAATGCTTTAACTGTGGCTCTCTGAATTGTCTTGTTCACATCCATAGAGGTTACTTGCTCTAAAGGTATAGACTTGTTGTTATAACTCATCACTGGCAAGTAGTCGATGTACTCCTGATCGTTAATTGTAATACCAACCTTCACGTAGGCTGAGCGACCATCGTTGAAGTAGTTTACTCCTGTATGATAGTCCTCATACACTGTTCTCTTTACGTCTGGGTATATTGACTTAACAATAGCCCACGCGTTTGACCAACTTAGGTAATCTTGGTTACCTTTCTTCTCGATTTTATCTGAGATATTTATCTCTGACAACTTTTTAAATACATTTTCCATTCTGCGAATATATTAATTATTATTTAATTATACTAATTTTTTGTTATTTTTTTTATCAATCTCCCTAGCCTTCTCAACATACTTTGTCAGGTCGACGTGTGACTTGAAGCTATTCATATACTGAACACGTGGAGTGTCGGTCAGATCTCCTTCGTCGTCAAGGTAAGTTTCTTGCTCGTGCAGTATCTCACTGATCAGGTACTCAAGTCCAGACTTATTTGTCTCCATATTATTTGTTTTTAAATTTGTTAAACCAACTAAAAAAGTTAGCTGTTCTTATTTCCCCTTGTGCTGTAACTAAACTACCTGTTTCCCCATCATCTTTATGTGTGAGTGCTTTTTGTAATAGTTCAATAACTTCTTCCTCACTATACATAGTCTTTACTGCGTGCTCTGCCACAAACCTAGCAGACATCTCTGTGTTCTCGTAGTCCCATCCCATAGATAAAATTAGTTCTTTTGCTGTCATCTTATTTGTTTTTAAATTGTTCAAATAAATTTTTAACTCCTTTGGAATGTGCTAATAGAGTATGTTTAAATATAAACTCTCCAAATTCTATCACTTCTTCCTCACTATAACTTCTTTCTGATTGCCATTTAGCACCTTCAATAAAATCATCATAGTACCTGTTATAATTATCTCCTGCTATATATCTTTCAGCAGCATCCTTAAGCGCTTGGTTCGGTTCAGCAGGGTTCTCTATGCCGTCGATAAATATTTTAATGTCTTCTTTTCTCATTGTCTCAATAGTTCTAAGGTTGTTACGAACCTGTGTATGACAACGTCCCTGTACCTCACCAGCATATGGTACCTCTTCAGGTTCTTCATTGTCTTAATCTCCTCCTGTATCTTCTCAGAGATTATGTTCAGAGCCTTGCGGTTATTACTCGTGGCTACTAGGTAGCACCCAGTTCTCCATCCGTTCTTCTCGAATATCACGTACTCCTCATCCGTCACCTCTTGGTAGTAGTCCCCGTTAAACTTTGTGTTCAGCACGCGGATCCCGTCCTCATCCTTTATTATCTTTACACCCTTGTAGATGTATGACTCCGATACTGGAGTCGTTAGCCTTGTCGATATACCATCCCTGCTAGCCTGTTTAAATACTTGTTCCATTTTATTTTAATGTTTCTGTTATTATGTTTTCGTTTATAAGTTTTGATACCGATGCGTATTCAATATTTTTATCATTGTCTATGACGTGATGAACTAAATCATTAAACTCTGACTTGTTAGATAATGAACCACATTGTGTTGCCAAGGAATCATAGTGTTTAATTCTATATGCACCGTAAGGTTCTTTAAGTTCATTTGTTTCTCTTACTACATTATCAATAGCAAAGTCCTTACTCTCATCTATTTTTATCATTTTACCCTCGTCATCTCTTTTGATAATAAAAGAGTAATGATAACCACAACTATTGCAGTTAATATATTCTTCATCTGTTTTGTAATAGTAATCACTAAATGCTTCTTGTTTGCAGTTAGGACATTCTATATAGTCAATTACGCTTCCCATTTTATTTTGTTTTTTAAAGTTAATAATTAAGCCCGTCTCTCCGAGCAGTCACGCATAAGGTGATTTGTGTGTGTCATGAAAACATTGGCACCACCCACACACAGCGACACGACCATCACCTCGGCCTACATTGTAGCGTTTACAAGGATTACTTTATGGTGGTACCGTTTATATTATTGTACACCCTCTCGAACGCCTCTGACATACGCTTGTTGTCTGCGTAGTGTATACTCTTTACCCTTGTGCGCATCCACTTATCGAAGCGGTGCATCTCCTTCTCTGCTTTCTTGTTCTTCATATCTCTCTTAAGTTTTGTATGAACGCCTGCGTGTTCCTTGCCATAGAATCTATAGCCTCTCTGTTTATCTTGTAGTAACTCTCAGGTATGTTTACCTCTACGAGCCTGTTGTCCATCATAACGTGACTGAACTTTGGCATAATAAAAACATTGTCTGCGTTCCTGAGCGCTATGTAGTTGTCGTTTGTTTGAGCCTCGTGCCTTCTTAATATCACACTCATACTAGTAGGCTTTAATAGGGTTACTCGTGGCTTCCTTCCACTTGTGCCAATACTTCCACACCCTTATAAGTTCGTTGGCTTTTCTTACGTCCCTGTCGGTTATGCTCCTCTTCGCGAAGATGTCTCTTACCTGTCTCTCTACTGTCTCCATAGTCCTAAATGCTTTTCGATTCTCTCTAACCTCTCCTCAGTTGTAAGTTCTAGCGCAGTCGCCCACTCACCATTGTCGAACACCCTGCCGTATCTTGACCATAGGACGTTGTTAACAGCCTCAAATGCCTCGGAGTATGAACCGTCTGTGTTTATGTTTCCACTAACCGCAGAGACCATAGGTCTGTCCCACACGCCACGTCTTGTAGCCTCGTCAATAAGCGCGTTCTTTACCTCTTCGTTAGTCGCAGGTCTTACGATGTCTTTACGATACTTGCTATGCAGGTGTTCGTTATTGTAAATTTCAGTCCAATCACCCTCGTGATTGAATCCAAAAGTGTGAGGCATACCTTCCTCCTGAATAAAGATAATTGCGTCCTGAATATAATACGGGTGGCTCACTATGTACCACCTGTGCGTCTCTAGTTTAAACACCTCAGGAAACTCGTCCTGCATATTGTACTTCAAAATCTGTTCTCTCGTTACTCTAAAATTTTCCATTACTTGGTTGGTTTTGTGCCGTAGTATGAACACACGGCTAGGTTAAACAATGCAGGGACGAATCCCCAAAATAAGTTAGGGAAGGCCTCTTGGCTCCCCTCTATGGTGCCCACGAAGAAGAAGGCACCGAATACTATTACTGATACTAGGAACCATAGCTCCCAAACTCGTTGTTTCATTTTATTGCGTTATAATAATTAATAAATTCTACTATTGCCTTGTAGGTAGCCTCTAGTTTTGTTTTGCCTGAAGTGTTTACTATTTCATTAACATATACCCCGTTGCTAAATATTGTAACACCAAACTTATATATCTCGAAGAAGTACTCACCATTATTTTCTTCGTCTCCTATACTCTCAATCTTATCAACCGCTTCCATAATCCAGTTCCAATCCTTGTGAAACTTAGTTTGCTCTGCAGTGAAACTCGTCTTGAAGTCCCCGTTAGGTCTTATAGTACCAAACTTTGGTAACTCATACGTCCCGTCATTGTTTACGTCCGTGTTTAAAAACTCTAGTATTAATTTATTTTCTTCCATTGTGTTTAGTATTACTGGGCGCATAAGTCCCACGCGTTAATATTTGTTTTTCTTGTTATGCCTAGTTCATTACATATGAACTTCGCTAGGCGATTGTTCACTGCAGGCACCTCTATTTCGGGACTGCCTATCTCTGAGACAATAGTGCTAGGTTCAAGACCTAACACCCTTGAACAGAACTTTACGTCCTGCCCTAGGTAGTATTGCTTTCCGTACGCCTCTAGCGTCCACTCGTGACCGAAGCCGTAGCTTCCTCGTGTTATAATTACTTGCATATTAGTATTTGTTTGAAAAGTTAGTATAGGTTTCTAAAGCCATTACGTCTTCGTTGTCTTCTATTGTACTTAAGTCCATACGAATAAATTCTGCGATAAGTTGAGCGTCATCTATTAATTGAATAAGTTCCTGCTCCGTCCAAGTTTTGTTGTTTATTGTTATCATTGTTTTTCTTTTTTTAAACGATAGTTTATCGTTTGTAATTAGTTTAAATTGTTATGTCAGAATGTCGATTTTATTCTCTCTATTCTCTTATATATATTTTTATTTATTTATTTATTTTTTTTACCTAGAAAGTAAAGAAAAAATCAGAATACTAGCATATAAAACGTTAAGTCTTGATTCCATTGACCTCAAGGCTATGACGATTTTATTTTCTCGCGTCATTCCATGCTAGATTTTCTAGCATAACTTTACTATTCTTTAAGTTTAAGTAAAAAATCGTAGTAGTAGTCGTACCACTCGTTGAATAATTCTTGCGCCTCTTCCGTGTACCTGCTCTCTTCATCTGAAACCCACTCATATATTTTCTTGGCCTCAAACTCGAAGTGCTCTTCTATTTTCTTATGCGCTAGCTCTGAGGCTACCTCTAGTATGTTTATGTTTATGTTCATAGTTTAATGCTTTTAAAGTATTGTTCGTCGAATTGGTACCCGTCACCATTGTAACTAGGATTGAATGCTAAGACCTGCATTTTGTCTGTTTTAATAGCTATGCTTTCTTGAGTCATGACTGAGGCTATATTCTCGAAGTCCTGCAGTATCTTTGACTGCCTTGAATAGTTGTACTCCATAAGTCCTACAAAGGTAGGCTCGACGTTTCCGTTAAACTCTGCATCAACTATCTGATAAGCCATAAGTCGATACTCTTTATTGCTTGCGATATAGTCTACGACTTGTTCTGCAGTCATTGTGTTGTTGTTTAGTCCGATGTTAATCTGTAATGTTTTCATTTGTTTTTAGTTGTTAAAAATTCATTAATGCAGTCTAGTTCCGATTGATTATAATCGTTGAACTCACTCTCTAAAAATTCGTCATATAGTTTGGTTGCCGTTTCCCAAACTACGTCTAGTTCTCTCTCGTTACCCTCTAGTAACTGACTTGCTATGCAAAAAATTGAATACGATTTGTCCATTGTGTTTAGTCTTTAAATGTACCCTCTTTTATTGGGGCGTGGTTATTAATTAGTTCGTTTAATCTTTCGAGGCTTTGCGCTTCTATGAAGCCTTTACCTATATAGGCACGAAAGATAGTCCTTGTCGTGCCCTTGTACTTTTGTTCGTATGTTTCGTAGTTCATATTAAAAATTGTTTTGAACTGAGTTCCAAATTATTGCCTGATATTCGAAGCCTCTTATACCTAACTTCTTAGCCTTGCTTAGTGTTATGCTTTGCAGTTGTTTATAGGCCAAGTCCCCGATTGAGCCCATTGTCATGTCGAAACAAGCCCTAAGGTGCCAAACGTCAACCGTTACAAAGTCCTCGTTTAAGTGCGCTATATTCTCACAAAACGCGAAGGTCTTATTGCTTTCGCTCGTTATCGTTACCTTGCCCTGCGCTATAGCAAAGGCTTTGAACTTGTTCGTGTGAAACGTACTCACTTTTGTGTCAACGGCTTCGACGTTATTTTGTACGGCCTCGAAAACTGTATACGCGTCCTGTATATTTTTTGCCCATTTGTTTCTAGGACTAAGCGCGCTGATAACGCCTGAAGCAATAAATGTACTCGTCCCGTATTTTTGCGCTATATCTTTGCAAATGTCGTTGGCTTGTTGGTACCAAAGCAAGCCATTTTTTATATCGTCTTCACTTGCTAGATTGAAATATTTATCAAGGTTTCTAGATATTTTTTGTAGTTGATATTTAGTTAACTTTCTCATCTTAGTTGATTTTAATAATGTTATTTAAGTCTAGTACTATTAATAATATGGCGAACGCCATTACTGTAATGGTAAAATAAATTTCACCCTCGTTTCTTTTAATAAATTGTTTCATTTTAATAAAGTTTTAAAGTTACCGTTTCGTCGTTTTCGACTCTTCAGGCAAAGCACTCACTTTGCTACGGTTAACGACCTTTTACTTATGTAGCCAAACAAGTTGACCTTCTTAGTAGTATCGTAGTTTCGAACTTCAAGGATTACTTTGACCTCTTATTTCAGACTAACTACAGCCAATTTTATAGTCTTTATTGACTCCCGCTACTTTGTACGTCTGTAGTCCCGACGGTTTTAGGTTGAAGCAATTAAACTTTGCTTGTCAAAATTACTAGTTGTTTCGTTTTGACATTGCAAACATACGGCGACAACAATTAAACTACCAAATTTTTTTTGAAGTTTTTTTAAATTATTTTCACTTTCCTAGTGTTTACGGGGCTTCGCAAGGATTACAAATGCAGTACTTTCCTACAAGTTTAATTCTTACTATTTTAATTTACTGTAAATCAGTTAGTTATGTTGTTTAGGTAATTTGTATATATAGTATTGCGTGCGCGCGTGTGCATAGCGATGAAGGTAATTGCCTATCGAAATGTCTTTTACCATAGATAAAACCTATCATAGATTATTTCTATAAGCCAATTGATAAACTTTATCGTTACCTTTCATTGTAAGATAAACCTTAAGAGTTAGGGTTTATGTTGTGGCAATTAGTAAGACGTTTGTTGTCGTTTGTAACCGTTTGTTGTCGGATAAGTTTAGTTTCTTTCCTACAAAATAAATGTAAGGTTCACCCTACAAATATATGTAGTATGTATAGTAAGATACCATACATAAGAAGTAACCATAGGGACGTAAAATGTAGGTCACCCTGCAGGAAGGTACCGTCCCACAAAAACCTGAAAATTCTGTAGGAAAATTCTGAAATCGGAACCCCCGTGTCGAAATTGTAGTCGCTTTCCTACAGCGAATCGTCACGCAAATCCTATATATAACCCAAATACCACACATTTCTAACCTATTTTTTTTACCTCATCCCTTGCTACCATTGACGTACGACGTTTTTTATCTAAAAATGACGTCTCCTGACGATTTTAAAAAAGTTTGTCATGAGATAACCTCTTGATTATTAATACTTTAACTACCTCTATGTTAGTATTCTGATTTTTTTCCTATTTCTACAGAAAAAAAAATAAAATATATATAAAATATATATATAAGAGAATAGGGAGAAGTAAAACGTCATTTCTGACATAAGACTATTTTTAAATAGTATTAAATCCGTATACTTATTTTGTATATATTTGCATCATAATAATCTAATTTTATTTTATATGGAAATTACAATTGCACCAAACTATCTTATGTTTGGTTTATCTTGGTTCGCCAAGGACGAAGACTTTGACTACTCAGAGTTAAACATCTACATCCTGTGTATACACATTCAATTTACATTTTAATCTATGAACGACTTAGTATTTGACAAGGAAGGAAGAGACAAGCTGGTAAATGGTATAACCACGATCAGCAAGGCGGTAAAGAGCACGTTAGGACCGAGAGGTAAGACGGTGCTAATTGAATCACAGAACCACACTAACGGTATAACTATTACAAAGGACGGTGTCACGGTTGCTAAATCTATAAACCTAAAGGATCCAGTTGAGAACCTTGCGGTGCGTATGATGAAGGAGGCGGCCGACAGGACTGCAACCAGCGCAGGTGACGGTACAACCACAGCGATTGTGCTGACTGAGGCTATGGTCACAAGGGGCAACGAGTTCATCACGGAGAGGAACAACCCGACGGAGGTGCTTCGTAACGTGAACACTGTTGTCGATGGTGTTGTAAAGAGCCTGGAGAAGATGAGCAAGAAGGTGAGTGGTAAGACGCTCAAGGACGTAGCCTCTATATCTGCTAATAACGACAGGGAGCTGGGTGCTATTATCGCTGACGCGTACAACAAGGTCGGTAAGGAGGGCATCGTTACAGTGGAGAACTCGCAGACGGATAAGACCTACAGCGAGGTGACTAATGGTATAAAGATAGGACGTGGTTACACGAGCAGGCTGTTCGTGAATGACATGAAGAAGGAGGAGTGCATAATGGAGGACGTGTACATTATGGTGACCGACCAGGAGATAAGTAACATACTGTCTATAGAGAACGTGCTGAAGCCGATCATAAACGGGCAGAAGAAGCTATTGATAATTGGACCGTGTACTGGCAACGTGATCAACACGCTGGCTGCAAACGTGGCTCATAACAACCTGAAGTTCTGTAACATTCAGCCGCCACAGTTTGGCTACAAGCAGCAGGAGCTGATGCAGGACATCGCGCTTGCGGTTGGTGCTAAGTACTTCAGCGAGCAGACTGGTGATGACCTGAGTCTAATCACAATAGACCACCTCGGGAAGGCAGACAGGGTGATCGTCGGAAGGGACAGCACAGTCTTAGTTCGAAGCGAGACCTCAAATGAGGCGATTAGAGAGCGTGTAGAACAATTATGGATACAGCACAACAACTCAACGAGGAAGAACGAGAGGGACGCCCTAAAGGAGCGTATAGCGTCACTTACAGGTGGTGTTGGAGTTATATACGTTGGAGGTGGCTCGGACGTGGAGCAGAAGGAGAGGTACGACAGGGTTGATGACGCTGTCTGTGCTGTAAGGTCGGCACTAGAGGAGGGCATACTACCAGGTGGTGGTGTGGCGCTGTTTAATATAGCGTCTGATATTATTGAGTACGCGGATGAAAATATGGAGCACATAAGCCACGACCAGTACACCGCGATGCAGATCGTTGGCTGGGCGATACAGTCACCGCTGCTGCAGATAATGGACAACGCGGGTAAGGACGGCTACGAGGTGATGTCGAGCGTGAACGATCATGGGCACGGTTACGACGTGAAGAATGAGTGCTACGGTGATATGTTCGGGATGGGGATAATAGATCCGCTGAAGGTGACGAAGAACGCGCTGAAGAACGCGGTCAGTGTAGCCACCACGATACTAAGCACCAACGCGATTATAACCTTAACACGAGCGTAATATGAAGCCACTTGGAAAATATATAGTGATCAACCAGATCGATGAGCAGGTCAAGTCTGACATCGGTCTGATAATGTCTGGGAGTGACACGTCTAAGATGCGTTACAAGAAGGCAGAGATAGTAAAGAAGGGGACGGACGTGCAGTCAATTAATGACGGAGACATCGTCTACTACGACAAGAACGCTGGCTACAGTATGATGATAGGCGACAAGACCTACACTGTGATAATGGAGAGGGACGTGATCGTTGTGATTTAATACTAATAACCACCGACTAACCTCGGTGGTTTTTTATTTGATAATGTCCGTTATATACAACATATTAGCTATTATCGCGCATAATATGATACATTATACAACATATTAGCTAATACTGCTTAGCCCTCTGTATCGCCTCATTCATCTCTAGAATCATCTTTCGGTACCCGCGCGCGATGTATCCAGCGTCCTTTCTAAAGATTGGGTTCTTGGTTGGGTGTGTGGTGATGCCCTCCTCACCGCTAAGCTTCTTGTAGACAGCGTTTATCAGCCTCTTGCCCTTGAAGGACAGCGTGTAGAGTGCCTTCTCGTTTCCATTCTTCTCACGCCAGGGTACGATCCAGTCTCCCTCGACCAGCCTCTTAAACCTGTGCGTATCCCATGACATAATTCTCTCAAACTTCTCGAAGTCGTGCTCCGAAAAGAGGTCCTCGGAGTATAAAAAGAGGAGCATCTCTAGATCTGGGTAGGATAGCCCATAAGACTCTGACACCCAATACCTTACAACGCGCCAGTACTTAAGCCAGTCATGCTTCGGCTCAACGCGTTGGTAGTTCTTAATGATTATTTTCTTTCTTAATTTCATTTTGATTTAATTATTATCTTTGCAAAGATAAAACATTTAATATTATGCCACTAAATTATGTGGTATATAATTTAAAAAAAAATAATAAACATATCACTAAAGAAAAGAATAGTTAAAATAATTTAATAATAATATCTTATCTTTGTAAAAAAAACAATGAAAAGATTAGATTTAGTTAATAAAAAAATAGGTATTCTTACAGTTTTAAATTATAGTCATTCACATATTCAGCCATCTGGACAAAAAAGAGCAATGTGGGATGTTTTATGTGAATGTGGAGTTAAAAAGAAAATGTCAACAGGTACACTGACAAACGGTACAATATCTTGCGGATGTGTATTTAATAAAAAAAGAAAAGAAGGATTACGTAAAATAGAATTTGGAGAAGCAAATTTTAATTATAAATATATATCGTATAAACATTCTGCTAAAAATAGAAATATAGATTTTTGTTTAACAAAAGATGAGTTTAGAGGTATTATCATTAAAAAATGTAATTACTGTAATTTAGAAGGTAAATTACATCATACTAAAAGAAGTGAAAACGGATTATTTGTTTCAAATGGAGTTGACAGAGTAGATAGTAGCAAAGGATATTTTTTAGATAATTGCGTTCCTTGTTGTAAAGTGTGTAATATTATGAAAAGCTCTTTAACTAAAGATGAATTCATAGAACATATAAGAAGAATATATAATTTTAATAAGCTATGTTAAAAAAAGGTTGCTCATCTAAAACGATAAGCTCAAACATAAGAACAGAGATGAAATCTGGCAAGCCACAGAAGCAAGCTGTAGCAATTGCTTTATCTAAATGCAGTAAAAAACAAAAAAAATAAATAATTATGAAAGCAAAAGTTACAAAAAAAGTAGTAGTAGAGAAATCTAAAGGTATGAAGAATGACAAGATGGCGATGATGAAGGAGAAGATGATGATGGCTAAAAAGAAAAAGTAACAATGCCAGGTAGGACAGCCAAATTTTATAAGGATAACCCCGACTCAAGGAAGAAAAGACTTGCCTACCAGGCTGAGTACAACAAGCAGGACCGTGAGGTTAAGAAGCGTGTTGAACTCAATGCTGAGAACCGCAAGCGTGGGACGTATGGGAACGGTGATGGTAAGGACGTTGCTCATACCAAGTCAGGAATAAAATTACAGAAGGCTTCAGTAAATCGCGGTTCGCGAACTGCAATGCCTGGAGACAAAAGAGCAAGAGGGAATGGCGGAAAAAAGTAAGATGAAGTGCAACGCTCCTCAGAAGAGCGACAGAGCAGGGAAGAAGAGAATGGTCAAGGCTTGTGAGAACGGGCAGGAGAAACTCATTCACTACGGAGCGTCTGGGTACGGAAATAATTACTCTGACGCTGCTCGTAAGTCATTCAAGGCAAGGCATAAGTGTGACACTGCGGACAGTAAGTTAACAGCAAGGCACTGGGCGTGTAAGGATTTATGGGGAGGCAAGGGTGGAAACACCACGCCAAGTCCAAAAAGTAAAAGAGGTAAGTACTAATGAAGGACGCATGCTACAAGAAGGTAAAGTCTAGCTACGATGTGTTCCCATCCGCAAGGGCATCTCAGGCTATAGCCAAGTGCAGGAAGGCATCTGGGAACGTAAAGAAGACAGAGGCTGGTAAGGACTTAAAGAGATGGGAGAGCGAGAAGTGGGTTGACACAAGAACAAACAAGGCGTGTGGTGCAGGAGGAAAGAACGAGTACTGCAGACCAACTAAGAGGGTTTCGAGTGAGACTCCAAAGACAAGGTCTGAGATGAGTTCTAGTCAGTTAAAACAAAAAAAGACTGAGAAGTCTAAGGTAGGGATGGGTAAAAGAGTATCTAAGGTATGAAAAAAATAATAGCAAAGGCAAGGCAGTACGAGTCAAAGGCTTCACTTGATGGTAAGATGAAGTACCTAAAGGGCAACGTTGGTAAGGTAACTAAAAATAAGAAGATATGTTAGGAGACGACATCGAGAAGATCACAAAGTTGACAGGTATTAAATCCCTTGTCGATAAGGCTACAAAGGGGAAATGCGGATGCGGAGCTAGAAAAGAAAAGCTTAACAACCCATCACTAAAAATTAACAAAATACTATATAAAAAATGAAGTTTTTAAAGACACACTACGGGAGAGCGATCAACGTAATTCAAAGCGACACAGTAAACATTCATAATCCAGCAGGGCTTGGTATGACAGGAACTGCTGATGGAACTGATACATTTCAATTAATTGATTCAACAGCTAACTTTACAACTAACCTATTAGGTGCTATTGTTGTGAACACTACAGATAACACTAATGCTAATGTTATCGGTTTTGTAAATTCTGGAACATTGGTTTTAGATTCAGACAAGTTCGTTTCTGGAGAAGGATATGCCATCTACAACTCAGATAATAACCAAGGTTGTGCGTTGTATATTCCTGCACAAGAACCAAATGATTTAAAAGTTTTAACAGTAGGTGGTGATATTATTACTTTTACTGAATGTGGTGATGCAAATGCAAGCACAATACTTCCTGTAAATGTGTTGAGAGTAATTAAAACTGGAACTAGTTTAACAGACCTAGTAGCACTCTGGTAAGATGAGTAGAAAGAACCTAGACACGCTGATCAACAAGTGGATAAGCAGGAAGCTTTTTGTATTCCTTACCGCCACGCTACTGCTCTGGCTTGCTGACCTTGAGTCATCAGACTGGACGCTTATAGCAGTGGCTTACCTTGGAAGTCAGACCGTATTAGATTCAGTTGTTGCATACAATAAATCAAGAAATAATAATGACGGACAAGGAATATAGTGAGCGCCTCGACAGGATCGAGCAGCACCTTAGGCTACTAAAGGATAGCGATATAGACAAGACCACTGTTCTTTTAAATATACAGAACGCCCTGACTGGAAGTGCACTTAATGGAAACAAGGGCATAGTCAAGCAGATCAACGATATAGACGAGAGGGTTGAGGACCTTGAGACATTCAAGGGAGAGATATCTGTATACGTTAACCAGTTCAAGGTGGCGTTTGTCATTATATTCGGTGCTTTAGTTACCCTTATACTTAAGTTATTCTCTTTAAAATGAGGACCAGTATAGTAGGTATCAACCTTATCAAGGAGTTTGAATCGCTGCACGATGGCGACCTGTCAACGATAGGGCTACAACCTAAGATGTGTCCAGCTAAAGTTTGGACAGAGGGGTATGGAAGGGCTATGAGAAATAAAGATGGTGTGTTTTTAAAGGGAACTAAAGATAAAAAAGAGGCTTACGCTAGCATTACAATAAATAATAAACAAGAGGCTGATCAGGCGCTTATTGAAGACTTAAGAGTCTTTGAAAGGATAGTTTCATCTAAGATAAAAATATTGCTAACACAGAATCAGTACGATTCCCTAGTAAGCCATACGTACAACACTGGAGGATCTGACACACTTTTTAAGTTGATAAATAAGAAAGCTCCAGAGGAGCAGATAAGGAAGTGGTTCGAGACAAAGTATATAACAGCAAACGGAGTAAGGCTGAATGGTTTAGTTAGAAGGAGAAAGACAGAGTCGGACTTATTTTTTAAATAATGAATAAGATACCATACATAGTAATAGTCGCGTTAGTAGTTGTTATAATCTTAATGCGTAGCTGCTGTAATGTTGATAGCAAGGAGACAACGTACGTAAAGACTGACACAATTTGGAAGGAAACTAAGGATACTATTACAAAAAATGTAAAGGTTGTCAGCATTAAGTATATTCCAGTAAAGGAGACTATATTTACAAGCGTGGACACATGTAACAAGGAGTACAACAGGCAGACTGTGTATAGAGATACAATAAGTATAGATACCATAGGAAGTTTAACCATTATAGATACAGTGTTTCAGAATAGGTTAGGAAAGAGAACTATATTCAAGGATTACAAAATACCTCTTGTTACCAAGACAAGTACGATTATTAAAGCACAACAACCAAACAGACAGCTTTACATAGGAGGTAACTTGTTTGGTGACAGGAGATCCCTACAGATAATAACCCCTGGGTTATTGTACAAGGACAGGAAGGACAGAGTATATCAGTTGAATGTTGGAGTTAATTTTGATGGTACACTTACTTACGGTTTGGGTACGTATTGGAAGATAAATTTAAAAAAATAAATGACAAAGATAAGTCAGTATAGTACGGACGTTAACATAACTGGTAACGACAAGTGGATAGGATCTGATGCTCAGAACTTTCTGATAACAAAGAACTTCACGCCAAACAATTTAGCCATCTTCTTTAACGAAAACAACGTTATAGATATTGGAACGTCTATACGTTACAGGTACCAGACGCTACTGCCTGGAGAGGCTAGGGAGCAGGGCACTATATCTTTCGAGACAGAGATAGGACCTCAGGTTAACTTCTCTGCAATCACAACATTTCTTATAGCCAAGAACACGCTGAAGGGCAACACGGTGACTCAGTATCTAGACTTCTTGGTAGACGGGAAGGTCTTGCTGTCTAAGGCTAGCAACATAAACATATTTGGATACTACAAGATAACAAGTATAGAGCCTTGGATACCTAACACAAACTTCTTTGTTGTTACGGTTGATTTCTTGGCTGGTAACGGATTCATATCTGAGGATCTTGACTACCTAGTTAGCTTGGTCGATAAGGTTCAGGATATTCCACCGCCAGTGTGGGGAAGTATAACTGGAGATATAGAGGATCAGACAGATTTGATAAATTATATATCGTCTCAGATAATTGCTCCAACGCTTGTAGCGTTACCATTTACAACAGACCATTTAGCTATAACAAACAACCAATATGTAGTAGGAGATGTAGTTTGGTATCTTGGTAATGTATACAGATGTATAGCCAGTAATGACTCATTGCTGCCAACTAATGCTTTATATTGGACTAATTTAGGTGCAGGTTATCCGCTTGTTCAACAACCAGCAGATTGGAATGCAACAAGTGGTAACAATCAGATACTTAATAAACCTACAATTCCAACGCTTACATCGCAGCTTACTAATGACGTTCCTTTTTTAACACAAGATAACGTAGTTGAGTATCCTGACTTAGCGTCTTTCCCTGTAACAGGAGTTATAGGAACTATATATATAGCACTTGATACAGGATTTTTTTACTCTTGGAATGGATCAGCGTATGTTTTATCATCTCCTACTGTTACAGGTATTACAGGAGTAGGTACTACTAATCGTTTGCCTATATGGAATTCTCCAACAACCATTGGTAATTCAAAAGTTTCTCAAAGAAGTAATGTTGTTGTTATTAATGATTTTGCAAGACCTTATATAAATGGTAATACAATGTTCTCTTTACAAAGAGCACAATCACAAATTGATTTTATATTGGGAAACCCAGGGTTTTCGCAACCATCATTTATAGTTTCTGATAATCAAACAGATGGATTTGAAATACAATCAAAAGGAGAGTTTGCAATTAAAACAGGAGCTACTTATGTAAATGAAGGATTAAGAGTTTTTTCTACAGGAAAGTTAAAGTTTACACAAACACCTGATACAGGAACAACATCTGATTTTCTCTTAATGAGAGATACTTCGGGTAATGTAAAACAAATAGCAGGTAATACATATGTAACCACAGCAAATTTAACACTGCAAAATGCATACAATAACTCTACTGACGCTACAATTATATTAGATGCGACAAGGGGAGATATTAAAGTAAAATCTATAGCAGGTATTACAAAATCAATGTCATTTTTTGATCCATTGGGTAATGAAGTATTAACTTTTCATTCTGAAAGTGCAGGGTCTAATATTAAAAGAATATCAGCTAATAACAATGGTTTTTTTGTAGACTCTGGAAGCAATATACAAGGAGGTAATTTATCTATTATTGATATTTATTCAACAGGAAATATTGTTTTAAGTAATAATAAAACATTAACATCATATTTAAACCCAGCGGTAAGTCATTATCTCAAAGGAATATCAGGTGTTAAATGGGAGAGTGATGTAAAAATAGAATACGCTGCAGACTATTCAGCCTTATATTCTAATAGAAGTTTAGTAGATAAAGAGTATGTTGATGGTCTTATTACTTCAGGTGTTACTTCAGTAAGCGCAACAAGTCCTATAACATCATCAGGAGGATCTACTCCTGATATATCTACATCTATGGCTACTAATAAACTTATTGGTAGAAGTACAGCAGGTACAGGTGTTATGGAAGAAATAACTGTAGGAACAGGACTTTCTTTATCAGGAGGAACATTAAATGCTACAGCACAATCAGTTGGATTTGAACAAAATTTTTTATTAATGGGATCGTAAATTATGGCAAACGTATACAAAATATTAGGGCAGGTAAGTCCTTCAGCAACAACACCTACAGATTTATATACTGTACCAGCGGCAACGTCTACTGTGTGCAGTTCTATATCAATATGCAACTTAGCAGCTACACAAACTTCATTTAGAGTTAGTATATCTCAAGGAGGTGCAGCAACAACAAATAAAGACTATCTTTACTACGATATACTTCTTGCAGGTAATGATACATTTATTGCGACAATAGGTGTTACATTAGCAGCAACAGATAAAATAAGAGTTTATTCAGGAAATAGTAGTCTAGCCTTTCAGGTGTGGGGTACTGAAATATCATAACTATGGCACAGAACTATTCAGGTTACAGTATAATAAGTCCAGCAATATCATATGCAAACTCTCCAAATATGGATGCATTTGGTAGACTAAGAGTTAGTGAACCATTTACACTATTTGATTCAAGTCATAGATTTAATGATAATGAACTATGGTCAACAGCTACTGCTGTAAGTGGATCTGCTACATTTGATGCTAATGAAGGACTAATTAACTTAGGTGTAACAGCAGCATCAGGTTCTGAGGTAGTTAGAGAAACTACAAAAGTATTTTCATATCAACCTGGTAAAAGTCTTCTTGTATTATCTACATTTGTAATGAATGCTGTTAAGACAGGACTTAGACAAAGAGTAGGTTATTATGGGGCAGCTAATGGTTATTATTTAGAACAGAATGACAGCGCAGTAACTTTTGTTGAAAGAAGTTCTGTTTCAGGTTCATTAGTAAATACACCTGTTGCTCAAGCAAATTGGAATGTTGATCCATTAAATGGTTTAGGTCCAAGTGGAATAACACTTGATTTAACAAAAGCTCAAATTCTATTTATGGATTTGGAGTGGTTAGGCGTAGGTACAGTTAGAATAGGGTTTGTTATAGATGGTAACTTTCATGTTTGTCATAAGTTTCAGCATGCTAATCTAATTACATCTACATATATTACAACAGCTTCATTACCACTGCGATATGAAATAACCAATACAGCTGCTACAGCTAGTTCAAGTAGATTAAAACAGATATGCTCTACTGTGCTATCTGAGGGTGGCTACCAACTTAATGGATTACAACAAGCAGTTGGTATTCCTATTAATTCTCCAAGAACATTAGGAACTGCAGGAACATTCTATCCTGTAATAAGCTTACGATTAAAAACAACAAGATTAGATGGTATTGCAATACTTTCAGCTCTTTCTGCAATGCCAATTACTACAGGTAAGTATAATTGGCAACTTATAGCAACAGGAACCACAACAGGTGGAACTTGGGTTAGTGCAGGAACAAACTCTTCTCTAGAATACAATATAACAGGAACTACTTTTGCGGGAGGTAGAATACTTGCAAGTGGATTTTTTAATGCAACAAACCAAGGTTCAAGTCAGATTGACCTTTTAAAAGAAGCGTTATTTAAGTTTCAGTTAGAAAGAAATGGATTAACAGCAACGCCTTTTGAACTTACACTTGTAATTGCTTCTGATAGTGCAAGTGATACAGTTGTTGCATCATTAGATTGGGAGGAAATAAGTAGATAATTATGGCACAAGGAACAACAAGAGGAGTACCAATAGATATAGATCCACTGTTAGCAGCAGATAGTGATCTATTAGTACCTTCACAGAAAGCTGTAAAAGCATATATTGACAATGGTCTTGTTAATAAACAAGATGCATCTACAAGAAGAAATGCAAACAACTCTACTAATAGTAGTATAAACTATTGTGGGGTGGCTTTAGGAACAGGTGTAAGTGAAAGTGCAACAGTATGGACTATAACAAGATTAACAATATTAACAAGCGGTTCAATCACAGTAGCAACTGCTACAAACGTAGCTTGGACAGATAGAGAAACAACAATATATACATAAAAATTATGCCAATTACAAGTACAAACCCAATAGAAGTAGACGGAATAGAGTATCCATATTTTATGGTTAATTTAGCAATATCACCATTAGTTAAACCAACTGATATAGGTGGTAGCGTAGCTATGAGATTAACTCCTTATAGAGTTTTAGAAGATGGAAGTTCAGTAAGTTTACCTGACAATTCTATTCCTATAACTTATATGGATGTTTTTGAAAGTGGAGATGCAGACGCTATAAATGCAGCAGCAACAATAATGGGCGCTTTGCAGACATTTATTAATGATAAAAATCTTTAATTATGGCTTTAAGATATGCAGTAGCAACTGGTAACTGGAGCAATACAGCAACTTGGGATGGGGGTACACTGCCAACAGCAGCAGACGATGTGTTCTCAAATAACTTTACTGTAACTATTGATGGAACATTTACAGTTTTATCAATTAGAAATACATTAAATGCAGCATTACCTACTATTTTAGCTGGAGGTCAATTTAGATTTGCTAATGGTGGTAATTTAACTTGTACTGCTACACAAGCTATTTATGTTGGTTCAACTACTCCAACATTAGAAATGACTTTAGCAAGTCCTAATACTGCAATATTTAATGGTTCTGTTTTAACACTTACAAATACAAACAACTATAATGCTATAAAATTATCAGGTACAGGAACATTAACTTGTACAGGAAATTATACAGTAGATAATGGTTCAGCTACAAAACAAATTATATATGTTACATCAACAGGAACTTTAAATGTAATTGGTAATTTATCAAGTACTATTTCAAGTGCAGCAGGTGCTGCTAATACTTTAAGAATAGATGCAAATGCCACTGTAAATGTAACAGGAGATATTACAGCAAGTTCAGGTGTAATTAACGCAGGTGGTTCAGCTACCGTAATTTGTAATTCAAATTCAACTTTAAATGTTACAGGAAATATTACAGGTGGAGCTACTTTAGGAATATATACAATAGGTTCTACTGTTAATATAATAGGTAGTATAACAGGAGGTACTTCAGTTTCGGGGTTATTAAATAATACAGGTGCTGCTACTATATCATTAACAGGAGTTGCTACATCAAGTGCAACGCAACCTGCAATAAATGTTTCTATTGCTTATACCACAGCTGCTGCATCTGGAACACTTGTAAAGATTAGTGGTAATCCTGTAAATGCAAATGGTTTAATGGCTATTATAGCACCAAGAATTACAATAGATACTGCTACATCAAGTTGGTTATTTCAAATCTCAACAGGTGGTAATAGAACATTATATGCAGCAGGTGTAGCTTTAGGTAATCCTGCAACAAGCAATGTAAGATTTGGAACTACTTATGGTGCTTCAAGTGAACTTACAGGAACTTTAATTGTACCATCTCCTTCTAATGTATTACAAGGTGTTGGAACAGATGCAACAACGGGAACTTTACTTATGACACCAGCAGATTTTTGGAACTATTTAATTGCAAGTGGATTTACTGCTAATAGTATTGGAGACAGATTACAAAATGCTAGTACAGTAGCAACAACTGGTGGGCAAATAGCATCATATAATATTTAACTATGAAATTAAGGGACAGCTTCCACATTTTTATCGGGTTTGCCATTATGTATTTAATTGGCAGCGTTACAGATTTCGCAGAGTACACACTTGACGGAAAAATTATTGGAGTGCCTTTAGTTTCTGCGTTTATAGGTGGGATGATAGGATTCTTTTGGGAGTGGGCTCAGGCGGTAATCATAAAGTCTTACTTTGACGTTATGGATATAGTAAGGACCGCTGTAGGCACATTTGCAGGAGGACTGTTTAGTCTTTGGCTTCCAGATATAAAGTGGCTAATGATTAGCACCTGTGTTATATCAATGCTTCTAGTATTAAATGATATGAAATATTTTCTGAAGAAAAGATAATATAATTTTATATCTTTGTAAAAAATTTAATAAAATGAAAGCAATAGAAAAACAAGAGTTAGAGACATTAAGAGATTTAAACAAGAGCTTCGTAGATCTTAGAGCAAAGTTGGCAGATTTAGAGATTGCAAATCGCAATATCCAATCTCAGAAGAACTTAGTATTTAATGACTTAGATAAGTTATCATCTGAATTTAAATCAATAGAGGCTGACTTATTAGAGAAGTACGGTAACGTAAAGATAAACTTAGAAACAGGAGAAATAACAGATGACAAAAATTAGTCAATACCCTACACTTTCAAATCCTACAGAGGATGATATATTAATTGGTACAGATGTAAACAGCTCTGATGAGACTAGAAATTTTAGTATCGCGAGTATTATTAATTTAGTAGGCGATATAAACCAAGGACCTCCAGGACCTCCAGGACCTCCAGGACCTCCAGCGGAAGTTTCATATAAAGTATATACAGCTTTATTAACACAAGCAGGATATGATGATCCTGTAGCTACTGTATTAGAGAATACATTGCAAGGAACACCTATTTGGACAAGATTTTTAACTGATACTTTTGACTGTACATTAGACGGAGCTTTTTTAGAAGAAAAAACATTTTGTATAATTACTTCAGGTACTGATGATTATAACTCTTTAATAAGTTTAGGCAGATTAAATTCAGATACTGTTCGTGCTGTTTATAAAGAAGGGGTAGGTTCTAATGTTGTTGTTCAGGTAGAGATAAGAGTTTACAATTAAACAATTTAAAATTAAATCGAATGGATATAATAAGAAAGATATCAGTTGGCGCTGACTATAAGAATGGCGCTATGCACTACATAGTAGGTCAGGATGTTCTTAGTGGTAGCCATAGGATAAATCATATCGGAATAAATGAAAGCACTGGAGATTTTGAGATCTGGATCGAGAAGGATGACGAGATTAAGAAGTGGAAGAAGTTTAACGCTAATATGCCTATATCTACAGAGAATAATATTGACTTCTAATGAAATCGCCATTTTACTTTGTCGTTAGACCTACAAACGGTAGGAGGTACGACAATATAAAGAAGATAGGCGATATCAACTTTATAACCAGTGTATCTCAGGAGGACCACACGGCAACAAACAGGTTTGCTGAGGTTGTGTCAGTCCCTAACAACTATGTTGGCGACATCTGTGTCGGTGACATACTTCTAGTTCACCACAACACGTTTAAGATTTACTACGATATGAAAGGTCAAGAAAGGAGCGGAACAAGCTTCTTGAAGGATGACCTCTTCTTTGTTGATGAGGACCAGTACTTTATGTATAATCATAACGGAAAGTGGAGGACACACTCTAAATACTGCTTTATAAAGCCAGTGAAGACTCGTGAGTCATACATAAGCAAGGGAGGAGTATTTGAACCGCTTATTGGAGTTGTTAAGTACTCAAACGATGAGCTTAGAGATTTAGGAGTTGTAGAGGGTGATGAGGTTTCGTTCGAGCCAGATAGCGAGTACGAGTTTAACATTGACGGAGAAAAGCTGTACAGGATGTTCACTAAAAATATTACAATCAAATGGAACTAACAGATATAAAGAAGAGAATCATTGAGGCTGGATACAAGGCTGTAGAAGAACTTATAAAGGTTGCCGAGGATAAGATTATCACTGGTGATGATACCGATTTGTCTGCTGACAAATTAAAGACAGCTGCATCTTCAAAACGTTTAGCAATAGAAGATGCCTTCGCTATACTTAATCGAATCGAATTAGAGAAGGAGTTAATCAATGGAGAGTCAAAAACAAAAGAACCTACAATCAAAGGATTCGCAGAGGGAAGGTCTAAGTAACGTCATCCATAACCTAATTCCTGCAGGTATTCTTACTGGTGGGAATAATAAGAGGTCTTGGGAGTACGGGTACAATGAGAAGTACGACATAGTCGTGATCTCTAAGGACGGTACCATTGGTGAGGTATACAACATAAACGGACTTAATATTGCACTACCTCTTGTCCCAAATATAGTACATAAAAGGGACGAGAAGAAGGAGAAGCAGTACTGGGAGGCGGCAGATTATCCAAAGGAGCTGCACAATATAAAGTCTATATTCCAGTGGCACACAATGCAGAAGGACTTCAAGGCTAAGTGGGTTGACTACATAGAGAACGAGTTCGTTAGGCGCGAGGACGGTATGTTCTTTATGAACAACGGTGTGCCTACATACATAACAGGTAGTCATTATATGTACCTTCAGTGGACAAAGATTGACGTAGGTCACCCTGACTTCCGAGAGGCTAACAGGATATTCTTTATATTCTGGGAGGCTTGCAAGGCTGATGATAGATGCTTCGGTATGACATATCTAAAGATCAGACGTTCTGGGTTTTCGTTTATGGCATCGTCAGAGTCTGTAAATGTGGCGACACTTGCAAAGAATGCTAGGATAGGGATATGCTCAAAGACTGGAGGAGATGCTAAGGCGATGTTTACCGATAAGGTCGTGCCAATATCGAGCAACTATCCATTCTTCTTCAAGCCTATTATGGACGGTATGGATAAGCCTAAGACAGAGCTAGCCTATAGAGTGCCAGCGTCTAAGATTACCAAGAAAAATATGTACGAGAGCGACAACTCAAACCTTGAGGGGTTGGATACGTCTATCGACTGGAGTAACACGTCTGACAACTCGTATGACGGTGAAAAACTAAAGCTACTTATAGAGGACGAGTCTGGAAAGTTAGAAAAACCAAACAATATACTAAATGGTTGGAGGGTTCGTAAGACCTGTCTAAGGTTAGGTAGCAAGATCATTGGAAAGTGCCTTATGGGATCTACAGTTAACGCGTTGGAAAAGGGGGGTGGAAACTTTAAAAAATTATACGAAGACTCTAAGATAACAACAAGAAACGCGAATGGACAAACAAAGACAGGACTATACGCTCTGTTTATTCCTATGGAGTGGAATTTTGAGGGTTATATTGATAGGTATGGTATGCCTGTTTTTAGACAGCCTAATTCACCAGTAGAGGGTGTGGATGGAAGACCTATAAAGATAGGAGCTATCGACTTCTGGGAGAATGAGGTTGATTCCTTAAAGAATGATCCTGACGCGCTGAACGAGTTCTATCGTCAGTTCCCAAGGACAGAGAGTCACGCGTTTAGAGACGAGAGCAAGGCATCGATATTTAATCTTACAAAGATATACCAGCAGATAGACTACAATGATTCACTTATAAAGGATAGGGTTCTTACAAGGGGCTCGTTCCACTGGAAGGATGGCAAGGAAGATAGCACGGTTGTCTGGACTCCAGACGTAAGGGGTAGGTTCTTAGTGTCTTGGATACCATCGAATCAGCTTATGAATAACGTCATCACAAGGAACGGAAACAAGCAGCCTGGCAACGAGCACATTGGTGCCTTTGGATGTGATCCGTACGACATATCTGGAACGGTAGGTGGTGGAGGATCTAAGGGTGCACTTCACGGACTTACCAAGTTTAATATGGACAACGCGCCAAGCAACGAGTTCTTCCTTGAGTACATAGCCAGACCACAGACTGCAGAGATATTCTTTGAGGACGTTCTTATGGCGTGTGTGTTTTATGGTATGCCAGTGCTTATAGAGAACAACAAGCAGAGGCTACTGTATCACTTCAAGACAAGGGGCTACAGAGCGTTCTCTTTAAACAGACCTGACAAACCCTCTCACAAGCTCTCTAAGACAGAGAAAGAGCTAGGGGGTATTCCTAACTCGTCTGAAGATGTTAAACACGCTCACGCGTCTGGAATTGAGTCGTACATAGAGAAGTACGTAGGATTAGATCTAGAGGGTACGTACAGGGATCCAGATGAGATGGGCTCTATGTATTTTACAAAGACATTGGAGGACTGGGCTAAGTTTGATATAAACGACAGGACCAAGTTTGATGCCGCAATTAGCTCAGGGTTAGCCATAATGGCAACGCAAAGATCCACGTTTCAAGCAGTTAAAAAAGATTCGAAAATAAGTATTAAATTTGCAAGATATAATAACAACGGAAGATATAGCGAAATAATAAAGTAAATGAAGGATGTAACCATTAACATTAATCCTGCAGGTTTCCCAAGTCAATTTGCTTCTGATAAAGAAAAAGCAACATACGAATACGGTCTTCAGATTTGCCAGTCTGTGCAATATGAGTGGTTCAGACGAGATAGTGGAACTTGTAAATTCTATAATCAGTGGGGTGAGTTTCATCGTCTTCGGTTATACGCAAGGGGAGAACAATCAGTTGCTAAATATAAGAACGAGTTATCAGTAGATGGTGACCTTTCTCATTTAAATTTAGATTGGACACCGATTCCAATTATACCAAAGTTTGTCGATATCGTTGTTAACGGTATGTCTGACAGACTTTTTAGAGTTAAGGCTTACGCTCAGGATGCAGTATCTGCCGAGAGACGTAGCAAGTATCAGGATATGATAGAGACCGATATGGTGTCTAAGGATATTCTGAATCAGATAAAGGATAGTTTCGGGGTTGATGCGTTTGATACAAATGCCGATCAGCTGCCTCAGGATTCAGAGGAGCTTAATTTATTTATGCAGATCAACTACAAGCCAGCAATAGAAATCGCTGAGGAGACTGCAATTAACACAATACTAGAGGACAACAAGTACTCAGACATAAGGAGCAGAGTTGACTACGACCTAGCCGTACTTGGTAAGGGATTAGTTAAGCACCAGTTCCTACCAGGAAGTGGCGTTCAGATTGACTACGTAGATCCTGCCAATATCGTTCACAGCTACACAGAGGATCCGCACTTTAGAGATTGCTTCTACTGGGGAGAGATTAAGACTGTAGCTATTACTGAACTACTTAAGATAGATCCTACACTTACAAACGAGCAGCTTGAAGAGATTTCAAAGTACAGCCAGTCTTGGTACAACTACTACAACAACGCACAGTTCTATCAGAACAGCTTGTTTAGTAGAGACTCTGCCACGCTTCTTTATGTTAATTACAAGACAACAAAGAAGTTTGTCTATAAGAAAAAGGTACTAGACACAGGCGGTGTTAGAATGATTCAGAAGGATGATACGTTTAATCCTCCTAACGAGATGATGGAGGACGGTAAGTTCGAGAAGGTAGAGAAGACTATCGACGTGTGGTACGATGGTATTATGGTGATGGGTACTAACATTATGTTGAAGTGGGAGCTTTCCAAGAATATGGTTAGACCTAAGTCATCATCTCAGCACGCGCTTCCAAACTATATAGCAGTGGCTCCAAGAATGTATAAGGGTAACATAGAGTCTTTGGTTAGACGTATGATACCATTTGCTGACTTGATTCAGGTTACTCACTTAAAGCTACAGCAGGTTATTTCTAGGGTTGTACCTGACGGTGTGTTCATCGATGCCGATGGACTTAACGAGGTTGACTTGGGTAACGGGGCAGCATACAATCCAGAGGACGCGCTTAGATTATACTTCCAGACTGGTAGTGTTATCGGTAGAAGCTACACTCAGGATGGTGAGTTTAATAACGCAAGGGTTCCTATCCAGGAGCTTAACTCTAACAGCGGTCAGGGTAAGATAGCTTCGTTAATTGGAAGTTATAACCACTACCTAAGTATGATTAGAGATGTGACAGGATTGAACGAGGCTAGGGATGGTAGTATGCCAGATCCTAACTCTTTAGTTGGTCTACAGAAGCTTGCAGCGGCAAACTCAAACACAGCCACAAGACACATACTAGACGGAAGTCTAAGCATAACTAAGGGATTAGCTGAGGCTATATCTTATAGGGTTGCTGATATACTAGAGTACTCTGACTTTGCAGAGACATTTGCTATGCAGATCGGTAAGTACAATGTAAGCCTTCTTGAAGAGATTAAGGAGATATACATATACGACTTCGGTATATTTATAGAGATGTCTCCAGACGAGGAGGAGAAGACTAAGCTAGAGCAGAACATTCAGGTTGCACTTTCAAGAGATGCGATTACACTTGAGGACGCTATAGATATTAGAGAGATAAATAACATTAAGCTTGCTAATCAGTTGCTTAAACTTAAGAGACGTAAGAAGCAGGAGCAGGATCAGCAGAACGCTATGCAAGCTCAACAGATGCAAGCTCAGATTAATGCTCAGTCTCAGCAGATGGCTGCTCAGAACGCTATGCAACAAATTCAGGCAGAGACTCAGTCTAAGATGATGATCAAGCAGGCAGAGATTGGATACGAGATAGAAAAGATGAAGTCAGAGGCTCAGTTAAAGGTTGAGTTGATGAATGTTGAGTTCCAGATGAATATGCAGCTTAGGGGTGTTGAGGCTCAGGCTATAACTATGAAGGACGAGATGAAGGAGAAGGCTAAGGACAATAGAATATTGAAGCAGGCAACAACTCAATCTAAATTAATTGAGCAGCGTAAGAATAACTTGCCTCCTGTTGACTTCGAATCAAACGAGGATTCGCTTGATGATTTTTCATTCGCTGAGTTTGAGCCGAGATAATATAAGAAAATAATTACTAACTTTGCAAAAAAATAAATAATATGTCAACAGTACCATCAGGAACAAGGTTTATAGGAATATCTGAAAACGTAAATCTTACAGAAAGAAAATCTGCAACTTTAAACGCAGAAACACAACCGTATACAATAGAAGACCTAGCTGCTACAGTTGGTGTAGGAGCTGAAGGACCTCAAGGAGTTGAAGGGCCAGCAGGGCCTCCAGGACCAGTAGGACCAGCAGGATTAGAGTGGCAGGGATCTTGGGTGTCTGGAACATCTTACGTAGCAGACGATGCTGTAGGATATGATGGTGCGTCTTGGTTCTGTATATTAGCTACTTCAGGAACAACTGCTCCTGATGTTGATTCAACACACTGGGCACTATTAGCTTCGCAAGGAGCTGTAGGACCTGCAGGTGCACAAGGACCTACAGGACCACAAGGACCCTCTGGAGGAGCTGGAACATTACAGCAAGCATATAATAACGGAAACACTATGGTTTCTGGTAATTTTAAAACAGGTATATTTGATTTAACTAATGGTGTTTCTGTTGAAAATACATCGACACTTAGTAAAACAACTTTAGAAACAACTAAAATTACATTTACTAAAAATGCATCTGGTTTAAAGACTACTAATATATTACAGGCAGTTACTCCTACAGCAAACAGAAATATTACATTGCCAGACGCAACGGGAACTGTTGCTTTGACAAGTGATGTTACATTGCAGAAAGCAATAACTGGAGGTAACACCATTACAGATGGTGTAACAACAATGACAGTATTAGCTGATTCTATAAAAACAAACGATTTTCTTGGTGGAAAAATAGAGTTAGTATCTACGGCTGGCGCTAATCCTTATTTAAGAATAGGATTACCTTCTTCTTCTGGTAAGACAGTAATTTTAACGTCAGCGGATACTCAAACAGCGAGTAGAACAATTAAGTTACCAGACGCAGACGGAACTGTTGCTTTGACGAGTCAACTTCCAAATGTAGCAGGTGACTACCTTAATGATGCAGCAGCAGCAGCTGGAGGAGTGCTTGTTGGCGGAATGTATCATACAGCAGGTGTAGTAAAAATTAGATTAACATAAATAAAACAATATGACAACAGAAGATATCGCAGGGAGATTAGCTACGTTTCACGAGCAGTTCCATATGATTCACTGGGAGACAAGAAGTTTTGCAGAGCACAAGGCAACAGGTGCGTTCTATGAGTTCTTGCAAGACTTCAAGGATGAGGTCGTTGAGAAGTTGATGGGGTATAGCGGAAAGAGAATCAAGGGAATGCGAATTGAACCTATGAAAACAGGACAAGATGCTATGGAGCTTACTGATCAGGTGCTAATGTTCGCCAACGAGCTTGAGGCTTATGGTGAGGCTAATAGATATCCAGATATCTGTAATATAGCTCAATCACTTTCGGGTGAGGCGGCAAAGCTAAAATATTTATTGACTCTGTCATAAAACTATAAAATGGCACTAATATTAAATTAGTGCCAATAATTTAATAAATCAAATCAAATGGAAAATTTTACAGTGCGCGATATTGGCGCAGGGGAGGAACGCTCTATTCAAGAAATTGAACAGGAGTTATTAGACAAGCACGAGGAGAAGTTTAATAATGAGTCTACGAACGAGGTTGCAACAGAGGTTGTAACTGAAGAGGTAGTTCAAGAGACAACTACTCCAGAGTTAAAGGATGAGGATGTATTGTCCTATATTAAGGGAAGATACAACAAGGAAATCAACTCTGTTGATGAACTATTTAAGGAGAGAGAAGCTAACGAGGAATTACCTTCAGACGTTTCAGCATTCTTAAAGTATAAGAAAGAGACTGGTAGAGGTATTGATGACTTTATGAAGTTAAGTAAGGACTTCAGTAAACTATCTCCAGAGAAGCTTTTAGCTGAGTATTACTCAGTTACCGAGTCAGACTTGGATGACGAGGATATTAATTATATGATCGAAGATAAATTTGGGTATGATTCTGAATTTGACGAAGAGAAAGAAATTAAGAAAAAAGAAATTGCCAAGAAGAAAGAGCTTGCCAAAGCTAAGAAGTTTTTTGAAGATCAGAAGGAGCAGTACAAGTCACCACTTGAGTCAAGGGGTAGCTCAGTTCCAGATGAGGATAAGGAAGGCTACAACGCTTACAAGAAATACGTTCAAGACGCACAGACCGTGCAGCAAGAGAGTCACAAAAAGTCTGAGTATTTTCAGAAGAAGACGGAGGAACTTTTCAACCAAGATTTCAAAGGTTTTGATTTCAATATTGGTGACAAGGATTTAAAGTTTTTACCTGGTGATCCAGCAGACTTAAAGAAGTCTCAATCTGATTTGACAAATTATATATCTAAGTATTTAGATAGTGATGGGTTAATTTCAGACGCTGTTGGTTATCACAGATCCTTATCTGTAGCTATGAATCCTGAAAAATTTGCCAAGTTCTTTTATGAGCAAGGTAAAGCTGAGGCGTTATTAGATACCGCCAAACAAACAAAGAATATAGATATGGAGGTTAGAACATCTCCTCAATCTATCAGCTCATCAGGAGTTAAAGTGAAAAGTATAGACGATGGTGGTGGTCGAGGACTTAAGTTTAAAAGTATAAAATAACAATTAAAAAATTAAAAAATGTCAGTATTATCTACACCAGGCTTTGATTTGCAGCCTTCAGCAGAGAGAAAAACTCTTGCATCAAATTACATCACAAACTTTGACTTCTTGAATCAGTATCTTCCAGATACTTACGAGAAAGAGTTTGAAAGATATGGTAACCGTTCAGTTGCATCTTTCTTAAGATCAGTTGGAGCTGAGATGCCATCTATTTCTGACCTTATCAAATGGGCAGAGCAAGGTCGTTTACACACTAAATATGTTAACTGTGCTTCTGACGCTGCTGCAGCTTCTGATACAGCTACTATTACAGTGAGTGATACTTTAGTACCAGGTAACGGAGGAATTGCATTTAGAATTGGTCAAACAGTTATCTTATCAGATAACAACGAGGCTTCTAAATCTAACAAGGCTATCATCACTGATGTTGACTATGCTGCTGGAACTTTTGACGTAGCTTACTACGAAGGTGGTGGTCAAACATTTGCAACTACTGATACAGTAACTGCATTCGTTTACGGTTCTGAGTTCAGAAAAGGAACTGAAGGAATGGTTGAGTCTTTAGAGGCTGATGACTTGATCTTAGAGAACAGCCCAATCATCATCAAAGATAAGTACGCAGTATCTGGTTCAGATATGGCTCAAATCGGATGGGTTGAGGTTACTTCTGAGAACGGAGCTACAGGTTACTTATGGTACATCAAATCAGAGCACGAAACTCGTTTGAGATTTGAGGATTACTTAGAGTTGGCTATGATCGAAGCTGTACCAGCTGAGTCTGGTTCAGGAGCTGCTAACCAATCTGTTGTTGGTAACAAAGGTTCTGAAGGTTTATTCTACTCAGTTTCTCAAAGAGGAAACGTATGGGGTGGTGGTAACCCAACTACATTAGCTGACTTTGATACTATTATCCAACGTCTTGATAAGCAAGGTGCTATCCAAGAGAATGTGTTATTCGTTAACCGTCAGTTCTCTTTCGATATCGATGATATGTTAGCTGCTCAAAACTCTTACGGAGCTGGTGGTACATCTTACGGTTTATTCGATAACGATAAGGATATGGCTTTGAACTTAGGATTTACAGGATTCAGAAGAGGTTACGACTTCTACAAAACTGACTGGAAATACTTAAACGATGCTGCTACACGTGGTGGAGTAGTTGGTGGTGCTATCAATGGTGTGTTAGTTCCTGCTGGATCTACAACTGTTTACGACCAAGTATTAGGTAAAAACGCTAAGAGACCATTCTTACACGTACGTTACAGAGCTTCTGAAACAGAAGATCGTCGTTACAAAACTTGGATTACTGGTTCTGCTGGTGGTGCTGCTACATCTTCT